ACAATTGGAATCATTGAAACTAAGGTATATGAAGTAGCTTGGGGTAGACGTATAGCATACGTCACCCAAGTCTACAATACCCTAACCAATGAAGTGCTATCATGCAAGTTTAGTGCTGACGAAGACGGCACACAGCTTACAGTAATACGCCAATCTGTATATATTGATTTAGTAAAAAACTACACCAAGCGATGAAAACAATTATTGTATTAGATTTTAGCACAGGGCTTGTGCACGTATGTAACTATGATGATACCACCTATGATTATGATGATGTCGATGAATACCTTGACATTGACCCTGACGGCATAGGCTGGCAAGCATCTAACTGCCAAGCTATGACCGTAGCTAATTACATGCTCATTGACCACCGTATCTAAATACCAATTTCCAAATCTAATTACTAAACAAACTAACCATTTAACAATTAAAAAAATGAACAATCTTAAAAACATGACAGTTGCAATTAGCTTATGCTTTATCACTTCACTAACCTTTAGCCAGACAGACAGCGTTCATGTGGTGCAAAACACAGATGCTATGAGTGGAGAGATTTACGTCTACCCTAATAGAGATTTTGTTTGCGCTAATGAAACGCGAACAAAAGGATTCAAGGTTACTCCAGTTCTAAAGGAGAACTTACTATTTGAATGGATTGCAGTCACAATGGTTGGTATTGGTGGGTGCAATGAGAATGATGAAATGATTATCCTCTTTGAAAATGGAGAAAAGATTATAAAAAAATCTGCTCAAAAATTCAATTGTAAAGGGAATGCTTATTTCAATATATCGGATTCAGATATGAAGTTATTGAAAACGCAGCCTATGTCTAAAATCCGAATGACTAATGGCAGAACATACGAGAGTTATACTGGAGATGTAAGCGATAAGAATAAGCGATATTTCATTCAGCTATTCAATGCAATAGAGAATAAAATCATAGTGCAACGTACTAATTAACCATTAACAATACAACGACCACATGATTACTTACAAAGGATTATCACGCAAGCTTAATATCGTATCAGAAGAAGGAGATTCTGGATTCAATAAAGTAAAAATCAACTCAAGTAAGATTGCTGCTGAATACTGTCGTCAATTCTTTCATGACGACCTTACTATCTATGAAAGTTTTTTTATTCTACTTATCAATCGCGCCAACAACACTATTGGCTATGTGAAGATTTCACAAGGTGGAGTAGTAGGAACTGTAGTAGATGCGAGTATCGTAGCCAAGTATGCCATTGAATCACTTGCATCTGGCGTTATCCTTTGCCACAATCATCCAAGTGGCAATACCCAACCAAGCACAGAGGACATTAACCTCACCCGTAAAATCAAAGAAGGACTTGCGTTGTTCGATATAGCCGCGCTTGACCACATCATTCTCACCGAAGATGATTACTATTCTTTTGCTGATGATGGTAAAATGCCATAACCATGAATAACTATACTACCGACCCCGATGATAATTGGGAAGAATACGATGAAATAGATGATAGCCCTACTGGGCATGGTGACATCTGCCACAGCGATGCTGACCAAGGATTGTAGCCACAGTACCATTAACAACGCACCTAAAAGCATAACTAACGGGAGTCACTATCATGCACAGCACATCCCTTGAAGTTCAGATAAAGGCTTCACTAGCCATTATCACAGTCATGCGTACAAAGAACCTTGCCTATTCGAATCGACTTAGAGCAAAGCATGGCGCCAATTCTGTTGAATTTAGTAATGCACATAAGCTTGTGCTTGAGAAAGAAGCCAGCTTCGATACCCTTGAGCAGACATTGCTTTCGTTGGTAGATGCAAATACTGACTTGACAGAAGCAGTAAAAGACCGTTACCGAGAAGGATTCATTGCAGGTGAAAAGCGTGGGGCTAGAGTTGCCAAAGAAGAATTCTTTGGTCGCGGCTCTAGTGCCAATCCTAAACAACGGGAGATTGCCCGTGACCACAGTATCATTCGTGCACGTAACACTTGGCCAGACCTATACTAACATGAAAAGATTTCAATTAGACACCATTGCCGTATTCGAAGGTAAATTCATCATTGACGCTAAAAGCGAAGATGAAGCACGTACCATCTTCGACAAACATTGCCGTATGGGTATACTACGTGACCCTATGAGTGATGTAGATGAAGTTATCGACTTCTCAGTAGACATGCATCCTCTTATGGAAAGCATTACTTGTGTAACAATACTACCTAAATCGTGAGTAAAGACCGCAAATACTGTGTCTACAAATTACTACCATCAGGTGACCTATCACCTATGGGTAACTATGTAGGCAGAGATACTGACCATGCATTACAGCGTATGGGAAAATCAGGTAACCTACATGGTTCCGATTGGGATGCCAAGTACCTAGTCATTCCTCAAAGTTCTAAGAGTGTCGCGAAGCGCATTCCTATGACCCAAGTTCACAACAAAATCCTTAAGAATTTCATTTCTTTATCATGAAAAAGTTTCTTTTTAACACAGGTGTTCGAGTGTATGAACACAATCCTCCTGTGCCTGTGATGCCCGGACAAGAATTGACCAGCAACGGAGTTAAGGTGATACCTTTCTATTGCGAAGACGTTCCTGACAACGCTCGTTTCAAATATGCTTCTGATTGTGCAACACTAGCTGATGATTACCCAAATGTCATAAAACGGGAAATCCATCACTCCGTACTAGGTTCTAAATACGCATACTTTATCATTCCATAGCCATCTTTAAAAAACAATTCTACCTTAATGTCCTATAGACTGATAGGCTCTAGCATTATTGACAATAACTGTGGATGTGAGAATCTGCCACAGCTTATTGACCACGTACAATCTATCTTCGGTGATATGCCATTCGAGTACTGGTCCGAAGATGAATCAGGTGAGTATCACTTTTAATAATTCCTATCATGGCCATATATCAAATCTCTTTACGAATTGTTTGGAACAGCAACGATTTTGTTGATACACCAGAAAACGTAATAATTAAATTTACCAATGAACAATTACACAATCTCCGTAAGCATATACTATATTCCATGAAACATGGAGTTACAGTATCTGTTCCACATGATGACATCACATACTTTGATGATGACAATGTTGAGCCTCGTTTTCGAAGTAACGTACAAAATATTTGCATTGTCGGCAACACCTGCTATTACTATGCGCAATCTAAATATGATTCATCAATTCAAATTGAAAGCGAACCATTTCCCGTAACTCTCAAAAACAATACATTCTCACTTACATATACAAACAACAAGCTATGATGTCCGACTACGATTACCTAAACATAGGCTGCACTGGCTTTGCTCAATTAGGCAAACCTGATTACTCCGCTAAAGCAGCAGTTGAAATGAGAGTATGCGAAGAGTTTATTGAGCAAGCTTTCCCCGTACCACCACAATTTCAAGGAATCGCCTGGATCACATCCAAATCGTTTGACCACGACTTCGGACGGTACAAGGAAATCGTTATCATCTATGACCGTACTCTTATTGATTCATGGGAGGATGAAGATGATGAAGCCTATGACATAGATAAGCATATTGCTTTCTGGGAGTGGGCAAATGCCTGCGAAGGGTTTGATTTCGATGATCAAGATTTGTCAGCAAGAATTGCTAACGAATACCTTGAAAGCTTAGACCTTGATAAAGGAGAGCATCTACAATTACTTAAAGCTTCCTAGCTATGAGCAAACCAAAAGAATACACTAGCCAATTGTTTCAGTGCACCGAGGATATGATTATGGATCCGCACAATGATATATTGCACCTTGACCACTTCTCTGATGATGAAGATGGTACGTTTCCTAACGTAATGAGTTATCAGAAGCTTGCTAAAGCTATTGATGATGAAGGAAGCGTTGCTTGGCTCAAGTGGGCTACCGTTAAAACCAGCGTAGAGAATCGTGAGTACAAAGGTGATGGATTCACCTTGCACTGGAAAGCCGATGAGGAACTATGTAAGATTGAGTTCGACAAACCTACTCCATTCCTCTTTGCCCGTATAGGCACACATGAGGTAATTCACGATGTGAATGTCATTGAAGGTATGGTAACCGTTGATGCTTACTGGATGAAAAACCCACGTAGACAATCTAAATGGCCTAATGGGTATGATGTAACATTCAATATTTATTCCTTCCTAGCGTAATGTCAAAGATTCAAAGTGCTTGGACTGCTGTACCAAATGCTAGTTGGGGAGAGAATCACAAAAACTCATTTGGTGACAGCAAAGGGTTTGTAATTGTAGATTCTCAGCAAAACAATGTTGCCTCCGTACAACCGTATTTCAAACAGAATGCAGAAGAGGTACGGGTATATGCAGAGCTGATAGCTTCTGCACCCGTACTCCGTAAGATTGTCCGTGAACTCGCTGGATTGAACCCTGACCAATTCGATTTAGATGAAGTAAGGGAACTTATCGAAATGGCCAGAGATAACCTTTAACACCGCCAAGTGTAAAATAAAAACCCTCCCTGCGTCCTAAGATACAGGGAGGGTTCTTTTTAAACCCCTATGGTGGGTAGTTTAGTATTTACCACCCATTTTCTTTTCCAAAAAAGCTGGCAGTTTTTTGCCGCCTTTAACGGCTGGTTTAGATGCAGGTTTTTTTGACATTGGTTTTTTAGAAGCAGCCATGTTGTTTGTTTTTAAGATTGGTGAGTTGCAAATGTATAATTTATTTTATGGCACTATAGGTTCTACTACAGGATATAATAAATCCCACCACGCTGGTGGATCACTATTAAACTCCCATCCATTTACAGGAGATTGTCCTGCGTCTACTGCTGTTATCTCTGTGCCATCAGGAAATGTAATTACATATCCCCTTGTCTGCTGCTCTTCGTTGTACCACATGTCCTTAGTTCGCTATTGTGTAACCTTTACCTATCATTACTGCTCGTATAGCTAAAGCCGTTGCATCCGATGCCGTAACCAACGCCCCAAATGGTGTACCTGTTATTGTTATGGTTTGAGAACCGCTTGCTGTACCTATTGAGTTTGCAAATAGGTTCATTCCATAATTACCCATTGCATTATTATTAAAATTTACACCTCTAGTTAGCCCTGGTAGTATTGCTGAATTAAGAGAGTGACAGTACAGTAAAAAACCTGTTGTAACAGTACAAGCGGAACAATCAGAAAACTCAATACTTGTAAGTGCAAGACAACCAGCAAATGCATAAGTATAATCAGTAGCTAATGGACAGGTAATTAAACCTATAGTTCTTAAGTTGGTGTTATATGACCAAGCATAAGTTATAGTTGTAGCAACAGCTAAATTAACTGTTCCTTGTTTTACAATAAGTTTGTTTTCACCACAAAAATATGCAGCACCTATAGCAGAGTTGGCAACAAAATTACCAATTGATACAGCTCCCATACCATATAAACTTTGATATGCTTGAGTATTTGTGCCATAGTTAATATCGCCAAATTCATAATACCCCAAACAACCAATCATTAAATACTGTGAAACATTTACTGTCGCTGGTATGCTAACACTTTTCAAATTATCTAAGCTTTTTAAAGTTAAATTACAACTTGACCCTATAGCCCATATTCGTAATCTTTGTAAATAACTAGTCCGTCTAACATATGGTGAGTTAATATATAACTGCGTTGTATTTGGAAATGATAAATTATAGTCAACTCCGTAAAATGGTGTTATAGTTGCGGTAGTTGGATAATGATTATGAAAATCAACATTAGTTATTGCCGCACCTATTCTAGTAATAGCAATAATTACTTGTTTATAGTTTTCTCCAGTTTCAGAATCTACATAAACAGTTTCAGTAATACTTGAATACGTATATGTTTTAATTTGAGACGCACCATTACTGGTAACAGATGTTCCATCTCCCCAAGCTATGTTAGCTGACCCATTAGGACCAACTGTTACTCCAAACCTATTTAACCTATTCTCATAGACAAATAAAAGTATATATCCAGCTTCACTTGCTGCTGTTAGTGTTGGCAATGTCCTCCAATCAGAAGGTCTAGCCCATCCACTATTTGAAGTAAACGCAAGCGTGTCGGTGGCTGGCGTGTATGTACCTGAAGGAACGCCATCTAATGTAGCAACTAAGTTGAATGCCCCTGTAAGAGTTTCTGCTGATGCTCCATTGATTGATAAAGGAATTGAAGGAGTACCACCCAGTTGACCTAAATTGGAAGAGCCTATCTGTAACATTAGATTCCGAAATAAACTAAGAATACATCTGTAGCTGCAGGACCAGCTTCTACAGAGCTGAACTGTCCGTAAATAGTTTTAGGCACAAGCAACGTGGCTCCTGATAAACCATCACAGTTACCTACAACAACACCAAGCTCATACGTAGTGCCAATGCACTCAATAGCAATAATGTTTCCTGTAGCTACATCAGGCGTACCTCCACCTATAATGATTTGACTTCCAGCAATACCCCTAGACACCGCTAGATGTTTTTCAATTCTTGATAAGTATATTTCTTCTGTGCTTGGCATGGCTAATGTGTTTAGACAAATGTAGATTTATTGTTGCTTACTTAGTAAGACGTGAATTAGTTTGCTTATGATTCAGACAATGGTTTATTCTTATCAGCACTACCCTGACTAGAACCCCAATAATATGTGGCTATAGATCCAAGAATACTACCAAGTATAAAGCCTACAATAGTGCTAACAGTGTTTTGATTAGCTTCTGGAACATGCCCAAAGGATGCTATAAACAAATAAGCCATTGCAGGCGGTATAAGTATTAACGCTAAGAACAAACGTATTCTGGCAGATGACTTGAAAATTGTTTCCATAACTAATTATTCAAGTATTTCGTAGCTATAAGTATATCTGAAATTATCGGAAGCTGTTGGACCATTGTGGTCAAATAGTAATACAACATAATCGTTAGCCACATTTGAATAAATTACAGCAGGATGACCTGCGCTTGTTATAGCTATAGCGTTACCAGAAGCCTCGTATGTCGTTCCAAAATTACTAGGAACTGGAAGTGATAAACCTAGTTCAGTTGATCCATTTCCTGAAGTAGTTAGAGTTACTGTACCAGCCACAGTTACAATATTACCAACTCTTGACCAATTACTTTTACGTGATGTTGACGATGCGATATTGGTTATAGAAGTAGCTGTTGGCGTATATGTACCTGATGAGTATGCAGGTGCTTGCCATTGAGCGTGACCTGTAGGGTCTACAGCAGTTAATACATCACCTGAATCAGGACTATACGAGTATAAAGCGAATTCATCTACGTTTAAATTTGGTATAAAAACGGTATCTGCTGTAAGTGTTGTAATAATTCCACCAACTTGCTCCCATCGTGCTGCATAATTCCAAACGGCTGCACCTGTCGCGCTATCTGCGCATATATATTCAAGTCCATCATCCATAACCCACTTACTGCCAATCACAAATCCTTTTGTAGCATCATCGTTTACCGTTGGAGTCATTGTAAAATTATATCTGACTTCCCGAATAGTAAATCCATCTTGTTGAAGAATGTAAAGGCGTCCAGCTTCCCATTTTAATTCATAGTCAATAGAGCAAACTAAAGCTACTCCTTTTGCACCACCATTGCTCATATCAGTAATGCCTTTTCGTATTCTAGATCCATTGTCAAAATAAATTTGGTCACCATCACTTATGTTGATGTTATATCCATCTGTATTGTTTCCTTGAAAAAGAACATCACTAAGTTTTGGTATACCAACGCCAGCACTTTCCCATGCAGAGCCATTCCATTGAAAATAACCAACACGAGTTTTTATACTATCAATCACTTCAAGTTCTCCACTAACTCTCATATCAGTAGATACTTTGTAAACCTGAGCATTGGCTTTGCCAAAACCTATTGCCATCATTATGGCTGTAAATATCAAAATCATACTACCGAATTGTTTTTGTGCTTTCATAGCTTTGGTTTTGTTTGGTTATTAAATGGTGTATGCAATTACGTCTATAGTTACATCAGTAAATTCTTCCAAAGAACTAACTGTAATACTTTCACTTTCATGTCCTATTGTTGGTTGCCAAGCTACATACATTGGCCAACCATCGTTACCAATAAAAGTTATATGTTTTGCAGGATGTCCTGCTCCATGAATTATAGTGGTAATTCCTTGATCAATAGTCTGTCCTGTAATTTGACTCATTACTGGAAGGATTGACCCTTGAAAGCTTTTTAATTGACCTAAACTAAGAGCGTCATCATCTTGTACGCCATATAATATTGGACCTAGTCTGAAAATACCTGACAAGCGATTTGGTGACGCCCTGTGCATTGAATTGGAAATCCATGTAACTACACTCATGATGTTTGTTTTTTAAATGATTGGCCAAAAGTATAAATAAAAAAAACCTAAAAAGACTACTTAATTAAAGCAGCTCCTAATGCTATTCCAATCAGATTGAAAGTAATGCTCATTAACGCTACCACGCGCCATGTGTTCCTTCGTTTCTCTATCTTAGCTAGTTTGCTCTCACTCACAGCTAATCGTGCATTAGAACGCCTCAATCCAAAAGTTAATTCATCAGACTTAAATTGCTCTTGCTGTATAATTGAATCGCAAGTGATGCTTTGGTCTATATATTTTGTAATGAGTGAATCTTGCTGCTCAATTATGTCTAATCGAATTGTAGCTAATTGTGACATAGCAGTCCATCCAATCAATCCATACTGGATAGCATTCCATTCATCTGCTGTAAAGCAAATTAATGTATCTCCTTCAAGGTATAGGCTCGTACCAAGAGTGTCCGGTCCTTCTAAGACTATCGGCAAGTAGTATGATTGCTCTGGCTTTATTATCGATGCCTGTAGAGTCCAAGTACTCAACACCAACATAATCAATAACGTCACGTTTTTCATTTGCTTTTTTTTTGGCTAAGGATTTAAGAAGTTGATTGATGATTACCTCATTCTCTTGAATTTTTAACTCAAGTTGTGCAATTTTTGCATTGGGTATAGTCAAGTCTACAGTTTCTGGTTTGAATTGATTAGACTCTTTGCTTTTACCTTCTTGTAATACCAACATCACTACACAATAACCTGTTATGACAACAATTAAAAGCACTGAAATCAATTCAATATACTGATAATACTTATCAAATTTGGTGGTATTTAAGTCACTCGGTTGATTAGTCATCCTTTGTAGAATTTTTCTTGTGACTTGTAATGCTTTACTTAGCACGTACTACCTGTATTTTATTTACAAATTCATCAGGAGTCCATAGCGTGTCCGAATGTAACCACGTTGGAGCATCATCTATGTGTTCTATTCTACGCATACCAGCCAAGTATAACGCCCCTTGATTGTTTAAGACTACATTGTAGATGATATTATTTGCAATGCGAGCTTTAGTTTCTTTATGAGAGAACTGCTTGTCAGAACCTCTACCCCATGCATGAGAAGATGTTATTGAGTAATGTGGCTCTCCAACCATTCTTAATCCACTTGCAACCCTATCACCACCAGTTGACCAGTTATTGATGGTACAACTTACAGCATGGCCAAGTTCGGCTTCTACTAATTTACAAAGTAGTAAATCAACTTCAAGCAAAGTTGGGCAAATGAATCGCGAAGATTGGTCACCATACTTAAGATACGCGCTTTTAGAAACGTACTCTTGCAAATTGAATCTGTGATTTAATCTCATGTGCAAATAATGCTTCGTGAGTCCTCAAAAGTACAACCTAATGAATCGGTCACTCTAAACCATCTTTGATTACCACAACTAAGACTTCCAATTGTAGATGTAGTAGCAACTAATACAGTCATTCCAGCATCGCTAAACCATTCGTAAGTATATGGTCCAGTTCCACCCGTTACAGCAAGTTCTATTGAATGCGGACCCATTTTTAATTCACCTAGCTTCTGTGCTGATTGAACATAGAACAAATCACAAGCAGTCAGTTCAGTACATGGACCATTCGAAATAATTATTTTTCTATGGCAAGCATCTATATAAGTTCCAAGTGGAGGTTCATCTATAGGTGCGTAAATTTTATGTACACTAGCTAAGCAATCATTCCCAGTAATATCCAGAACTTCTAATACCCAATAATCACTAATTGCATCAACTGCATACAATTCGCCATCACCAAGTCCACCATATGCTACTGTCAATAAAGTAGTAGCATCTCGTAATGGGAAAAACTCATGTTTTATACTTCCATCTTCTGTAATTACACTTATACAAAGTGTTTCTAATGTATTTCCACATTCAGTTATACCCAAAATGGTCCAGTCACCATCACCATAATTAACAACCCATTCTGTACCAATTAAATCAGGTGATGTACCAATTACGCCTTCAGGTTCTGAAAGTTCCCATTGTGATAAAGTTTCATTGTAACTTAAAGTAGCTTCTCCCTTTTCAGTTTTATACGTAAATACGCAATAACCTCGTACAGTATCACTGTAAGAGAAATACAAACCCAAATATACCAATAAAGCATTATCCGTGGAATACGGAAGCCAAAAAGTAATTCCATCAGCACATGAACATTCTGGTGGCTCTGGAAAATCAGGAAACTCACCTACCACCACAGGAGTACAGCCACAGTAGTTAATCACATGGCAGTAAGCAGCAATGATGTCCTCACGGGTTACACAGCAGTCTTTAGCTTCTTCAACTACTCTTTCAAAAATGAGTATGTATGTAATTCTGTCGTTAGTCCAGCTTGCAGTAAGAGTGCCATCAATATTATAGACAATCGTAACGGTGATGTTGTCCACAATATTGTAATGCGTAATGGTATAGAAGTCCACTTGTGTATAATCAACCCAATTACCATCCATTGCAAAATTTGGTAGCATTTGAGTTTCACCTATTACCAATGTGACATACCCATCTGGTACATCGGTAGTGACAATACCATTTTCGCTGTAACTCAATAAATCCCAACTACCTTGCATACCTACTCCATCAGCAAATGACAACGGAGAGCTTAATGCATTGTACAAATTGGTCAACTCATATACGCTGCATTGTTCGTTCTTATTGATGCGACCAATACGCGCATACTTCATGTGCCGACATAGGTGAGCATTCAAGCATTTACCAATTGCTACTTTGGTATCAGCCAACAATTTCATGTTGGTTTTCTTAGCATTCTGGTCACGAACAATAGTAAAGTCTAACATGAGCTACAAGCATTATCGCATTTAGAAAGTACTGATTCAAGTATTCCATCAAGACAATCGTAGTACCCTTCTGCAAATGCTATTTGCACAGCAGACAATTGAGCGTACATCCAATTTACTTTAGCTTGGTCAAGGCCATTACCACAGCCTCCACAGCATCCGCAACCTTGCTTTGCAAGTGCAAGTACCTTAGACTTAAGACAAGCGATTACAGCGCAGTCAAACAACACCATAAACTTAGTTTCAATAGTCACGGGTTCACCTGCCCCATCAATTAGACCCGTCACACTGTACGTGAACTCATACACACCTAGCAATGATGGATAATCAATCGTGTACGACATGTCGCCTGTTGCTGGCATCCAGTCACCAGTAGCCCACAGATATCCTTGTGACGTTCCTGATAAGTTAGTGTAAGATAGCGAAGCATCTGTTACCGTAGATAGGTCTATGCCACCTGCTACATCGTAGCCTGTACCACTACCCACCGCAGTAGCATCTGTGAATATCAATCTACCGCATTGTGAGGTAGTGTCTAATTGAGGGATAAGGATTGTTGCCATGGCTCAAAAGTAAATTATTTATGGTATTGCGTTGGCTTTGAAATCTCTATATATTTTTCGGGAGTTCTGAAATAAGAAGAAGGAAATCCTGAACCCGTTACCCCACTTTTGAAAAAGCTAGCCAAACCTTTGTCAACATCGCCATCATTCAGAGCCATGACACCATCGTATACGTGGACCGGTGCATCAATAATTGGATGGTCAACAGGATTGAATACGCTTTTACCAAACGTACTAGCAGCTTCTTTGGGGCTATGAGTAATTGCATAATTCGACAAGCTTTTAGTAGATGCCTTTACTAAATCACCACCTATAGGAAAAACGCCAAAGCTTACTCCAATTATATCACCGACAGTCATAATTACTTGTTTCATCCAATCTGGCATTAACGGATCTTCTGCTTCTGGTATATCAATGGATGCAGTTTTATTTAACTGCATGGAAATAGCATACATCATGAACATTTCTATCAATCTGACTGCTACATAACCTGTAGAGTTAATCAATACATACGCAGCCATTGACCTTTTTTCATGCGCACGATTAGCAGGAGTAGGGTTATGTACCGATTGATAATGTGCTTTCTTTAATTGAGCAGATATAGCTACTGATTGTGACGAGAACCGTTGGAAGTACGAATAGAAGTTATGTCCAGGGTTAGCCTGTGCTCTAGTACGATTTACTTTATCGAATGAAGATTGTGTTTCTCTAACCACATCTTCTGCTACAGCAGCAACGTGTTCCCAATACTCTGTACTACCCACAACCAATCCAAGGTTTAAGTCGGGGTCGGCTGCCATATTTTTAGCGCCATTCCATATTATTCTTAACCCTTGCAAGTCAGCCCATGTAATAGCGGCTAAGAAGTACGATGGATTGACTAACCAAAGGAGTTTATCTTCTTTGCCACCATTAACGGATTGCATACTGGATTCTTGAGAACTATCAATCACCCTTGTGGTTAACCTAGCATTTAAGTCACTACTGTGAGCCCTCATTTCGTGATACTCTGGCATATTGGTATTGGCATAATCAAATACGCTATCCAAAGTAAATATCTTCTCCCGATTTAAGGTTTCCAATAACGAAAAGATTGTTTTGTCCACCCGTATTGTATCGGATTGCAAATACTTCCATGGAATGCGCTGCGTAGCCATAGGCCCTCCAAGTAACTGTGTAGCAGTTACCACCAAGTTGTGACCAAGTGCATGTACAGTAAGCCTAGAATGCAATTTATGGGATAACCAATGCGCTGGTTTCAATTCGTTTTGTACATTGAGTTTACCCCCTTCGTAGCCTAATTGCTTCTTTGTGTTAATCATACCCTCTATGTGTTTGACAACATCATCCAGATGGTCTTTTAAGCCAACCTTCATTAAGCTATCTTCCAATTTATATCCCTCTGCATCTTTACCTGACAAAAGTTTTCCAGCATTTCGGATAGGAATAGCATACGCATGAAACTCTGCACCTTTAATTGTGTAATCATGCATCATGCTAAATACGTCCTGCACTTCCAAGGTCACGGATGTTCCTATGATTCCCAAAGGAGATATAACTCTATCCCATTGTCCAGTTACATGATTGCTATTTCCCGAACCTTTGCCATGCATTTTTTTCGGAAAGTAATCAGGGTCAGTAAGTAGGTCTAGTCCTGTCAGCTCTTTGTAAGTTTGATTGATAGCTGGCTGCATCTTAGCAAAAACATTTGCTATTGCTGGCATCACTTGGCTAAGAAGTTTACCGCCTTGGTATGCTGCAACTTCATTTTCTATAGCTACTATCTGTGCTTCTGTCAGCTTGTATTTAGCAGTCACTACATCTTTCTTATGACGTTGAGTAGAGAATCCCATACCACCGTTTTTCAATACATCGCGGAAGCTAATACCAGTTTTAGCATCTACTTGTTTTGCCATAATAGACACCCATAGCTTTTCACCTACACTCATAGATACGGTTATGGGTTGCAAAACATTTACGCCATTAACTTCACGTACTTGCATTACCTCAATAGGAGTTGCATCTTTTAGTTTCCATACAGTTCCTTGATCCCAAGTATTGTAGGTAATAGCATCCAAGCCTTTGAGTTTGCCAATAGCATCAGACCAGATATAAGCAACGCCTTTATCAATAGAAGTGCCGTGATATATCCTGTTGTATCGGTTTTGCGCAGTCTTTAATGACTGTACTAGCACCTGATACAACGGAGCACTTTCATCACCAGTGATTGCAAAAACCTTTACATCAAGACGGTCAAACTTATCTTGGTACCAACTATAGATGCCTTTAAAAGTATCTGTTGCCTTGCCAACAAATCCTTCATCGTGTTGCATTGCAAGCCAAATTCTTTTTAAGACTGCAGACTTGGCGGTAATAGAATCATTGATTGTAGTCAACACTTTAGATGTTTCTGCAACCTCTCCTTCTGCAATATTCAATTGCTTGCTGGCAATCTTTTGGTATTGAAGCATTGCATGAGTTCGCATTATAGCATCATACGCCTGACGTACCTCCGCTACTTCCATTGCGCTAAGTGCGTTCTGAAATCCAAGTGAGGATGCATCTAATGGGTCGCTAGAATTATACATCAATGCCATCAAGCCATTGATTCTTTTAGCTGCAGTTACTTGTTGAACTGCATGAGTAGTGCCAGCAGTACGGTCAAATTCACCTTTGAGATACAGCAAATCACTCATAACTTGCTTAAAGCTGTGCGCCATAAACAATGGGTCTGTTTGCAATGACTCGTCACTCAATACAGTCGATGCAAAATATCCACCTTTCTCCTTAACTTCAGCTGGCGTATAAATTTCATTGTTCAGCCATGAACTTATATTCAATGCAAAATTGTGAGCACTCCATTGAGTACTAGGGTCTAGTCCAGGGAAGTTCTGTACCACTTGAAATAAGAATCCAGTACCTGAGTTTCTACGTAGCCGTTCCTTAGCTATGTCATTGTCAATTAAATTCTGCACTATGTTCTTCCCTGCTTCCGTCATGGCGCTTTCAGAAGCATCAAGGTCGGCATCTGAGCGTTGTACCTTATGAGGAATTACATTGCTATCCATAAATTGATTGGCATTAGAAGGTAGCGGCCTACGCCCGACCATGTTTCCTACTTGCTCATTTAATGTTGGCTCCGCATCTAAGCGCGTACCATCCAACATATTTTTTGCAAGCACTTGAGCAATGTCATTTGATCCAAAAATGGACCTCATTAGTTTCCAGAACGATTGAGCATAGCCTTTCTTGGCCGCTTGCTTTTCAGCATATCCTCTCATACCTGCTATCGTATTAGAAAACGCACCGTAAATTGTACCCTCGCTTTCTATTTGACGAACGTAGTCTTTACCTACAGCATCTACCAAAGCTTCTGCAGAACCATACAATTCAATTCCTTTTTGAATCAATGGGTGACTCTTAAACATCCAAACGTACTGGTGTGCATATTCGTGTGGTGGAGTTTCAAGCTCACCCTCTGACATAGACCAAGCAACTATTCGTTGCATTGCATTAGGTAAACCAAATTGTCTTGCTTGACCAACGCCCGGTGCTGCACCAAACTCTTTTTGATACGCATCCCAATCCATAACTTGAACCTCTGGAAACTTCTCTTTTAATCGCTTAACTATTTTGTCGTATAGCTTAGGGTCACTTGCGATAGTTCGTGTAGCAGAAGCAGGCGCATTCATTGTGCCCATGTGATTAGCTGTTTCCATTCGCACCCCTTCTTTGATGTCCTCATTCACATCCTTAAAGCGGTCCTCGAATAGTTTGCGCATTTCATCTGCAATAGCATCAGCATTTTTAGTTTCTCGTCTATCACCATCCATAGTATATCCCTGTGGATTGGTTTTTTGTAACGCTTCAATGCCAGCTGTTATCTCCACATAGGTTTGAGCAATGCCCATAGTGAACAGCCCATTGTCTTTGGTTAATGTACCATCTGATTTCGCTAGTAGAAAGTATCGCGATCCAATTCCATTAGCATTAGCCACGCGCAACATTGGCGTTCCTCTGTAACTCATTTTACCATTGGTCATGGCGCCTATAGTCGTGGCAGGATGAGTTATCTCAAACACTTCTCCATTGGCAGCAAGTATCTGTTCTGCTGAGTTTGGAAAGTATGATTTCAATTTACCAACTAAACCATTCTTTTGGTCTTGAGTTAAGCCAGTAGCTACAGTTCTAAATATGTCAGAGAATACCTTTCCTTGCGGAACTCTTACTGCTCCGAGCATATCCATGCTTTCCATCATTAACGCTTCGCTAAACTCAGCATTATTCTTAGCGGTAGTTGGAGTTGATGCAGCTCCTTCTTTTTGGTCATTGATGAGCTTAGTGGCTGCGTTGTATCGTTCTACTGAACTATTTGGTAGTAACGACCACAATGAAGATGGTGTAATCTTAGAGCCTGTATTTAGCAATGCAAAGTCATGCAATGAATCTCTAAACTGTTGTGGCAATTTTTCATACGCTGCAAGTAAAGCTGCCTTATCTACTCCATTTAACTGTCGCGCATTCCTACTCAGGTTTACAATAACCTTTCCTGTATTCCTGTCTTTAATGACGGTTAGATTTCGTATGAATACATTGTTTGTCAATGTGCTCACCATGTTTTTTGCAATCACATAATCAGAAATTTGTGCCAAGTATTTTTGTTTGGCAGTATTGCTCAATGGATTTGACTTTGGAGAAGTTTTATTTGCCAGCAATTGTTCTCTTGCATTATTCGCAAACTCTTGCATCGCTTGTAAATTTGCTATCTGGTCAATTTCAGTATCGCTAGTGCTATTGATTGGGTACATGGTATCGCTACCATTCTTCAATCCATATAGAAACTCTCCAAAAGATTGCACAAACGCATCTGGATTGTCATACTTTTTTATGGTCACCGTAGCATTAAGCATTTTGTTTCCAATGGTCGCAAGCTTTTCCCAATGTTTTGCTTTACGGTCATAGATTCCTAGCGCATCCCATATATCTTGCGCTCCTCTGACAGCATCATTTCCAAATGACAATGACATTTGTTTCATTGTATTCACAAACAGCTCCAACACCTCATGATGATGTTTGCCCAATGCGTTTTTAAATAATTGAAGATAGCCCGTTTTACCTGCTTCTAATGCATTGTACATATCTAGTACGTGCAACACTTGACCCATGCCATACTGCATCCCTTTGTCTAAGCTAGTCATAGATGCCACTGCATTCAATTGATTACCTTCAACAACCGCTAAACGAATAAGGCCAAGTATTTCTTTGTTCAGTCCATTGTTTTGCGAATTAGACATCAATAGGTCTAGGATATTTGTTTTATCCTTGGGCCAAGCAGTGTCCTTACCTTCAAATGGGCTAATCAAATCATTCACGCCCTTGACATACGCTTTCATTTCGGGCGACTGTAAGAGCGTTATGATGTCGTCATAACTCATTACTTCGTTGTTGCGCGTTTCTAAGTTTGCCAATAGAGCAATCTCATTTATGTTCGCCATGTCAATACCCATTCTGGACAGCATCAGATTATCGAACTTATCCAAGGCAGCTTGCAATAGCTCTCCCATCATTGGAAGATTCTTTGTACTGTAAGCTTTAGCATTTTCTACTTTGCCGTTGATTAAAACTTGAGTTGGCTCTACAGTACTCTTACCTGATGCAGCCAAGTTTGTAAACACTTTTTTAGCATTGGCAAATATTCCAATAGCAGACGAACTTGAGTTCATCTGATCTAGGATATTCATTCTACCCATTACGGAGTTCAAGCTAACCTTAACCTTCGGCAAGCCAGCTCTATTTAAAGCATTATCCAGTAGATCCAATGTTAATGGCTTGTCACGCCTTTGTAGAAACGTTGGCGACAACATGGCTTCGGTACTCATCATAAAATCAACGAATGCTTTTTTAGCAGCCTTGCTTTGTTTTTCTATAAACGCATGAAGCATATCTCCATCATGGTCGGAGTTGGAATTAAGCAAGTATTCAAATGGAACTTTCACTCCATTTACATTTGCTGGCAGGTGCCCCACTATTCTACCAACGAACATCGATTCAGAACCTGATGATGGTACGCGAGCCAAAATAATTAGGTCGCCAATAGCACCCATTGATGGCGGTACAGCTACCTCTGGATTGATTAACGCAGTACCATTAGCATCTTTCCATTTAAGCCTTTTGTTAGGGTCTGTTTCAAGGTCAGGGAACGTTTGCAGCGTACCGCCATCTAATTGCATAGTCATAGCCACCCTATTGAATGTTTGGGTAAGCTTACCTAGTGCTGTGCCAAATAGATTTTCATCTTCAATATGGTGTGTAATATTCGGGTCCTCAAATAGATTTTTCAAATGCTGTAGTGCAGCTTTTGAACTGAATGACATATCGTTTCCAAAAACTTGCTCTATCAATTGTTTAGCTAGAACATCAGGGTCAGTATTAAAACCTTCCTTCATTTGCTCCTTCATAACGTCAACCATTTTTGAATGGAATTTGTTAAGGAATGCTTCACGTATAGCCAAGTCTTGTCCATCAACAGCTTCTTGAATGATAGAAAGCATTTGCACAAGTTGTGATTTAGAACGAGCGCCATCAGTCATATCATTATTGATATTGAAATTGACTGTATGTGTTTCTGGTGTTACCTTTTGAAAATGAGATTCATTTAGAACAAAGTCATCGTTGTAAGTAGAAAGGTCGATTGGCGTTGTCTTATATGGCTGTACCTTCTGAGAAGTTGGTGGCATGAATAGAATGCGTGGTTTAACGTCACTGGTATTCTTAGCAGTAATTTCAGCTTCTATCCTATCCATTAAACGCGCTAGTTTAGCGTACTGGTCAGAATCTCCATGGTCATACTCCATTTTGTTCTTACCGTCTTTACCTCGCACCGCATTCATGGTAGCCATTTTATATGCAAGGCCATGTCCAGTCTTTAAGCCATTTCGAACCACTCCAAAGAAGCCAATCTTAATGTTTGGCCCTAGTCCGTTAATGACACCCTGACCTGCAGCTTCACTCATGTGCGCATTCATAAATGAACCAGAGTCCATTCCAGGGAACTCTTTTAATGTAACGATGTAGAATGGGCCGACTGTAGCTGACACATTCATACCACCCGTTGATTGACTCTTAGCATCCTTCATTCCCTTCGCGCCCGGACGTAGGTTAATCAAGTCACCAACCAAGACATCACTTAATGCAAGCTCATTGATACTGTTGTTTCCTTCATACAGCGCAGCAAGTTTACGCAACCGTGAATCATAGGCTTGGTTAGGATTTAGTAGTTCAGCCAGCTTAGGATTTTTAGCTGCCATTGCCAGTACTGCATCCATATACCGTAGTTGCATTCCTTCATACTGGACAGGATGCTTATTCAATTCTCTGAATTTTTCAGTTAGTGCATTGATGTTTGCTTGTCTAGCACTATTGGTTAATTCGCCATCAGCTACAAACTTTCCATTCTCAATTTTGAATTTAATGTGGTATGTAGAATTGAGCCTATCCAAACCTTCCGCATTAAGCTGCACATCACCACCTGCTAATGCATTTGCAGCTCGTTGCTCAAACTGTTTTACAATAGCTGTAGTAGGGTCGAACTTACCATTAGTCAACCCAAAGTGATCGCCAATTTCTTGAAACGAAAGAAGTGGAGCATCGAACACATATCTTCTCATACGGTCACCATTGAGCATATACATGTGCTTGTAGCTCTCCTTTGTGTTGTCAAAGAATGCCATCAGGTTATCCGCTAATACGCCAGAGGAACCCATCTTATCCAGCTCTATACTAAATTGCTTTTTGAAGTTACCTTCTGTCCATAATTGCCGACCTGTTGTAGTTCCCTTATTCCAAAATTTTAGAATAGGATTGTTTTTGTAAAAAGGTAGTTTCAGCATCTTCTGTGCTGGTGTAGTACCACCTTCCTCTGTAGGTATCAACATAGAATCTGTAACCAAAGTAACGTGGTCTTTAGGCCCTTGTGCAGTTACATTCTCACCATCAGCATTTCTCCATGTAGTTGCATTTGCCTGACGGTTTACAATGGATTGTGAAATTAAATTGAAGTAACTGCTGGACTCTGACAATACATCGACTACTTTGCCATTGCTTAATTTATCTCGAACATTGCTATTGTCCAACACTTGAATCATCCCTGCAGCTTGAACCCATACTGGTTTAGTAGAATTTTTCATGCTTAGCGATTTCACCACTCCATCTACATAGCTATTGTCTACATTGTATAGCCCACCATACGGTTTTATGATTCGTTCATGGTATAAATTCAATAAGCGTTTTGCATAGTCAATATCTTGTTCTGGGGTAAGTGCTCCTTGATTTGCAATTTGATGGGTGACTTCTTTGCTGATGTTTTTATACTCACGTATCAATGAATTAAACGCACTCACAGCCCTTGCTTGAGTAAGGTATGTGTCTAGCTTTCCTACCAGATTTGAAACTAATTCTTTGGCGGAAATGGCGACATTCATTATTTCCCTGCGCACCATGCCATCACTACCAAATACGCTCACTACAATTTGGTCAGTACCCATATTTGCTAACGTGTTGAAGATAGCTTTAAGCTCACCGCTATTGTTTATCTGCGCTGAATCAAGGTCAACTAAAGCGCCAATTCTGTCAAGCATTCGCATAGCTATAACTTGCTGCTCTCCTTCTGCTCCATAGGCCACTTTACGCATGGCTGCGATGAATCCTTTATTACCTCCACCGCGTGGCACACTAGCAGCAATACCTTGTATAGTTTGGGTAATAACATCAGGATTTAATAGCATTCCATCTTCACTGAACAATCCCGTCACAAGGCGTTTCAACCCAAGGTCTGACCATTCATTTGGCCCTGCCATTGCGTATGATGGTTTAATGCTAGGTATTCCAGCTATAAGCTTTGAATACTTGTCAAAGATTGCATAGCTCTCAGGGTCTTTATCTTTCCAAGCAGCTTCAAATTCCTTAAAGAAACCTTGAACAACCGTATTGACATCACCATAATTAGGCTCTTTGATTTTTTTACCGTCTAGCTTAAAGCCAGTACGCTCTTCCATCTTGTCAATTTCCTCAACGAAATTCTGCATGATGTTCATTGCTTCGTCTTTGGTCAGAAGAGTTTTCATGAATGAGTAGCCCTTCAAATTCCTTGAATAACCATCAAGGGCATTCATAACGATATACGCTTTGGGATTGTCAAAGAAGTATCTCATTCTACCTTTTGACCCAATCTTCTGAAAGTCTTTTTCGCGTAACCATTCTCCACCTGCGAGCATAGCTCTATCTGCTATTGCCAAAATAGAAGAGCGTAATGTGCGCTGCTCTGGATTTTCACCTACAGGCAACACCTGACCCGATTCAGTTTCTATTGTTGGTTCAGCATTCAGAAACTCGTCAATCAATACATCAACTTCATTCCTTACTGTATCAGAACCTAGACTTACGCTATTGTAAACATCAGTAGCAAGCTGTGTGATGTTTGGCAATTTTTTTCCAAAGGCTACCACCATTTCATCCACAAATTCTTGAAGAGTCATTCCCATTTCCTCTATACTCAACTTCGCCAATTCAATAATAGCATCAACATCCTTTTTCATTTCAGCTAAATTCTCTTCAGGTCCAGCGGCTATGATGTTAAATGTTTGATTTTCTTTATCAGGTAACCAACGGTCTTTAATGCTTTTAAATATCTCTGCTTTACGCGCTATGATGGCTGCTTTGCGCGCTTCTGGATCAGTAGGTAATTCAGTTACTGGTGCAACTTCTTCCGTTACAGTTGGGGCAGCTTCTTTTTGCTTGGTCGTAGGTTTCTTTGTGGTTTTAGGCTTCTTTGCAGCTTTAGGTTTCGCAGGTGCTTTAGGTTTGGAAACTTTCTTAGCAGGTGCTTTCTTTTTAACTACAGGTTCAGCTTTTTTATTTGACTCGGACTTGGATTCGGATTTAGCCTTAGAATCTTCACTGGCAGTAGGCGTAGCCTCACTTTCCTTATTTGATTCGGAAACTGTATCACCCTTTTTATCACCTTCTTTATTGCCCTTATCACTTTCAAAAACATCATTCCCACTTGCCCCAAAAGGTAAATCATCTACCTCGCGCTCTCTTTCAATAGCAGCTTTGGCAGCAGCCATTACTTCATCAGCTTTTGATGTAGACTGACTTGATGTTACAGCATCTATTTCCGCATCGAATTTAGCATTGAGTTGGTCAGCAAAATCTTTTTCTCCGCCTATAGCTCCACCTGTTAATTCAGTCAATTTAACATTGGCAGCTAAAGCTTCTTTTCTTCTTTTTTCAATATCAGCTATTACAATATTATCTCTTAATTCTTTTTCAGTTGGAGTTGGAGTAACTGCTACTGGCTCTGTTGCTGTTGGAGTAGCTTCTGTTGTGCTTTCAGTTGATGTGGCACGAGCAGGTGTCATATCATATAGCCTGTCCATTACAGACTCTTTGTAATTGTTGGCTTTACGATACCTCTGATAGCGTGTTTCTCCAAGTCCAACTCTGTTTTTTAGATTTTCAAATGTGGATTTTTCTTTAGCCACTAATCTTTCGTATTCCTTTTTTTCTTTCGGAGAAGCGTACTTTTCAAATAGAATATCTCGTTGTTCTTCATTTGCTATTAGGGCATTTCGGTGTTCATCAGCTTCATCCTCAGATAAACCATCCCAGTCTGATTCATAAATCTCGTCTATACGTTTCCTTTCATCAAAATAGGTATTCAGTTCATCATTTCTAGCATCTAACTCTGTAAACGGCTTGAGTGTATCATCCGTAGATTCAGATGTAGATTCGGTTGTAGTAGTCGTATCAGTATTAGAAACTTCTTTTGCAGTTACTTTCCCGTCAAATGCTTCTGTCAGTGATGGCAATGCTTTAGTCGTAGCCATTTCCACATACTCTTGAGTAGTGAACAATATTCCATCACCTACCATGTGACCAGCTGCTTCTATGTTTGCAGCTATTTGTTTCGCAGGCAACTTCTCTTTTATGCCTGTCTGAACAATCTCGTCAATGGCTTTTGCAGCAATTTTTTGTTCTTCTTCTGTATGAAGTTGTGTTTTAGCAGTCGGGTCTAGTACACCATCAACCATTGGTACAGTATAAACTCCCATGCTACGAAGCTTCTCTTTATCCTTCTCTAATAGTTGCTCTTTGATAGGCGCTTTAATTGCATCTATACGAGCTAATGTTTCACCTATTCTTTGTTCTGCAATTTGTTTTGCATCATCATCAAGGTCTTGTTCAGCTAATATCTCTTCTTGCACTTTAATTGTTTTCGCTAAAGAACCTAGTTCTGTTTGCTCTTCTTGAGATAATGATTTGAAAATGGTTCGCTCTTGTTGGTACTCAGCAGATGCTTGTTGTCTTAACTGATTAAACTTGTCACGAAGGATTGTCTTACTAGCTTCTGATACATTTGGGTCGTCAAGTTTAGCAGCTAGTTTTTGCTCTTGAGTTTCAGTAGCTTTTCTCCACGCTTTACCTGCAACATGTGAAGCACCAGTCATGTATGATACGCCTAATGCAGTAGTAGCAAATGTTTCAAATGCTTCGCCAGAGCCGTACCATAATGCCCCTTCCTTGACCGCTCTAGCCATAGCTTCCGCATCACTCATTTCAGGATTGGCTAATTTGATTTCATTGTAAGCCGTACCAACGTGTTCTATACCGCCTTGAAATGTTTCAGTAGCACCTTGGATGCCAGAATCACTTAGGAATCGAATTGCTTTATCCTTTAATGTTTTACTGCTAAACGCTTCCTCTATGCTTTTTCCTAATTTTTTCAAACCTAGTTTTTCGGTAAAACCAACGATCATGCTAGTTGTCCATGACATAAGTTGGTCGTTGTCACCATCACGATATGCATCAGCTATTTCTTTTCCTGTGGCTAACCGAGAGTTGGTAACCTTATCGGCTTCTGCCATACCTGCCATATATGGTTCCATGCCCCATCCCATTGTTCCAACGCCAACAATAGCAGATGGTACAAGACCCATAGTACCCCCAAAACCTGCAACCAAAGACCCTACGAAATCATCTTTTTTTGCAGAAGCAATAAATGTTTTTGTAGGTAATGCACCTACTCTTTCATTTTCCTGATTCATGTATTCGGTTAAACTCGCTCTAAAACGGTCATACTTATCTGCCTGTAAGTCTTTGCGGTCACCTGTTTCCATAAACTTATCGGTGGCTCCACCCATCATTACGGCTTTATAGGTTAAGGTTTCCCTCGGAGTAAAACCAGCTATTAACGAAACGCCATGTAAGTATAAATCATGGCCCTGTTCTACTACCCCTGTCAAGCCGTTAATTAAAGCATGAGGTATTAAATCTACCCCTGTTTTAGCTTTCTTTAATTCATTCCACATAGATTCTAAGTTTCCGACTTCTTCATCAGAAGAGCCTTGCTCTTTCATCTTGGCAGAGTAGGTATCAAGTTTGCGCTTGTCCTGTTCTTTTTTACCCATAGGTTCAGTATCATACTGACCATTGTATTCCTTCCAGAAATCATTAGGGTCTTTCTGTTCGCCAGTTTTTTCATTTGCTCTACGCGCAGCTTCTTCAATCGAAGCATTACGCGCTCTATCAAAACCTACGGAGTCTTTTTTCATTTCCTCCATCCATTGTGGATTGCTAGAAGGATTGGCAAAGAACTCTAAGCGCTGTGCTATCTCTTCATCGCTTAAGGAACGAACAGACTCTTCATCAGGTGTACCCTTAGCAGAACTGATAGGGTCGTCAACGACATGGTCCATCCATGTATTAGACAAAACCCTCTCCTTCCTTTGTGGGGATAGAAAAGGGTTAGTCATTGGACTTATTTGTGTACCCACCGCTTGAGTAGGTTGGGCTACCTGTGCAGCAACAGGTTGTCCTTGAGATTGTACTTGTCCTTCTTGAGCAGCTTGCTCGGCAAGTAACTGTTGCAACATTTCTTCATCCATAGCTTTAAGGTCTTAGTGTGCCCCAAAGCTAAGATGAAATTAAACATTAGGTTTAGTACGCTTGCTGTTGTGAATTAGTCTGTTGACTTCCTAGCGCAGCGACTTGGTCTACTTGTGCAAGTTCATCAGCAGCAGTCGTTTTCATTGGCAACCACACTTCGTACTCTTCATTTGTAGCACTTTTACCGATAGCCGATGAGCGTCCTGTATGTTTGAACCATTCAGCTGTTATATGACCGGGATAAGTGGTGATTATAGCTTTTGTATAATATACTGGCCCACCTTTACTTGGCGGTAAATCAACTTTCATTATTTCACCAGTAAAATTTTTGATTGTATTTGCTTCATCTGGATATTGTTTTTTTGTGTCAAAGGAGTTTTCCATCACCTTTGCTCGTAGGGAATCACTACCACCTATACCCCCAAGTAATTTAGCTGTAGGCGTTGCATTACCATTAAGATTTATTGCGCGTAATTTACCGTCTTTAGATATAACTATAGCATCTTCTGGTCTATATCCCACCTGCATACCCGTTGCAGTTATAGGGTCATTCTTTACGTCATGGAATCGTTTATATTGAATGTTTGTTGCTAACGGTTCTGCTTTGTATAATGCTGCTGCATCACCATTAAAATCCGTCCAGCCCATAGGACTGTTAAGCACAAGCGCACGCGGAGAAATACCCTGTGGTTTTGCAGCTAAACGCTTCTCTAGCTCAGCAGCACTAGCTGCACGATTCTTATCGTTCTCTCTTATTTGACGTAAACCCTGATTACCGTCAATCCATAAAGGATTTTTAGTGCCTTTTCCATAAAACTCTTTTATGTATTTAGCAACTTCGGACTCCACCCAATGGTCAGGCATGTTTAAAGAACGGTACATTGCTCTCACTTCGTTATCAGTAGCTTCTCTTGGATTAGCACTTTGATTTACGATATTCCTCGTCATATCTGCTATATCAGAAATCTGTTTAGGCTTAAATGAACCATTCCACGATATTCTAGGAATCTTACCCATTGCTAGCAGCTTCACAGCTTCTTGCATAGGAATCTCATTTGGTTTGTCAGGTGTACCTATATCGGTATAATGCGGTATCTCACCTTTCTCTACAGCTTTGTTTATCAGGTCAAATGTTTGCGCATTGAATACACCACTACCGTACTCTTTGCTATTCTTGATTGTAGAAGCATAATTGGCTAATGCACTTCTACCTCCACCTGCACGCATGAATGCACGTACATCACCACCATGCTTACGGAGCAATTCAGCTACTTTACTTCTAGCACTTTTTTCTACGCCACGAATAGCGGCCACATCATTCTCAAGCATATCAAGCTTACCGAATTGACCCATTTGGTCAGCTATCTCTTTGGAGAAAGCATCGTATTCCAATTGGTCTTTTCTAGTTTCGTCTTGAGCACGATTGAGTGCTTCACGTTGGTCACGTTGACCTTGTAGTGCAATGGAGAAATCCTTTTCCACATTCATTGCACGAGTTCTAGCTCCTTGATTTATCATGACTTTTGATTTAATTATCCTCCACCAACTTTATTTACAATAGGACTTTGATTTACACCCGACCCTCCTGTGTAAGTACTAGGTATAACACCTTGAGTTGGACCCGGCAACTGTTCCATCAACTGATTACCACCTACTACCATCTGGTCACGTTCCTTGGCAATCTTAGTAGCATCTGCCCATTTAAGTACAGCGTTAACACTGCCAGCACCATAGTATTGCTCCATTTGTGCTGCATTGTGCATGTTCTTTATGCTGCCACTTACTAGGTCTGCAGCAGCATTCTGCCTAGCCAGTTCCATTTCATAACGCTTGGCATATCGCTCTTTGTGAGCTGTTTCCATTTGACCTAGTGCGTCCACGTATAATGGCATAGCACGAAACTTAGCTTCCATATCTTCTACCGATACTTTAGCTAATGCATCATTGTAATCTCTGATAGATTGAAAGCGTGTACCGAGAACTGCACCACCACTTCCACCTGCTGCTTGCTTAACAACGCCCAAATCAACATCTAGTCCTCTTCTTACATCAGCTCTTCGTTGTTCTTCTGCAATCTCTGGCGTTCCTGTTTCTACCATGTTGCGCGTGACACGCACCATTTCATTCAGATACTTTGATGGTGCATAGTCCTCAAGCTGTGAATCACCCATTTGATTCAGTCCTGCTATCATTCCTGTGAAGTCCTGTAGGAATGATGCAGCATTTAGAATACTTCCTTTAGTGTCACCACGCTTCATTGCATCCAGTACATCTTGAAACTGTCCTCTCATTTGTTCAGGGTTAGCTTCTGCTCCACCTGCTCCACCTGCTCCACCACCTCCTCCACCTCCTTGTCCTTGTCCTCCTCTACCTCCTTGTGGTGATGGAGTTTGTGCTGCTGTCTGTGCTGCATTGGCTGCATTAGCCGTATTGTACGCGGCCATTATCTTCTGCCCTTCGGCAGAGGTCTTATCATGCCATTGCCCTGTGACTTTATCTTGTACTTGGCCAGCAGCATTCTTAGCTTCTGCTAATGCAGCTTGACGAGAAGATACTCCTGGGGTTTGTACTTGTAAATTTTTTGTTGATAATGGTGGGCGTAATGGTGCAGGTAAAGCTTCTGTAGGTATGCTTGCTATTTGTGGTACAGTACCTGATACGGGTAACGGCTCAATTGTTTCTTTTTGTAATGGCGCAGCAGTAGCGGCAACAGGTTCAGTCACAGTTGGAGTAGATGCTGGTGCACTTGCCGCCTGTGCAGATGCTTGTGCAGATGCTTGTGCAGGTGTAGGCTTAATCGTTAATGGAGCTTGCGCTTCTGCTGCATAATGTTCTTCTAAAAGTTTTTTTGTTTCAGCATTGTCAGCTGCCCTTTCCTTTAGCAATGCTTCTGTAATTTTTTGGCTGCCCCCTTTAATTCGCTCTGATACTGGTTTTTGTCTATAAGCTTTTATGGCATCTAACGAACCATCTTTACCAAGTTTGACTCCGTTTTCAAGGTCCTCAAGTTTAGATAAATATTGTTCTTTGGTAATTGCACCTCTTCTTATTTCTATACTCAATGCTATCGCACCAGCTTCTTTGGCACCCTCTAATGATTGAGCCACATTGTAATTGTCACTCAGCCACGCTCTTGCATCTGAAATGATACCGGGCTTTAAAACCTTACGCGCAGCATCTTTTCTTTCCGCTTCTATCAACTTAAAATCAGATACAGCAGCCAATCGCTCTGCCCGTGGCATACTAGGCACAGATTTTGCTATTACCTGCCCTTTACCTACATTAAATTCAGCAGCAACCCCTTTTGATTTGCCATAGGCGTTTAGGTCATTCGCATGATTGACATACGCTTCTAATTTTTCTATGGTTAGTTCCTTGAGATTGTCTATAGTAAACTCTTCGGAGCTGATGTCATTCTCGTCAAAATATTTAGCCCATTTGTCATTCAGTTGGTAGCTGTTTTTGATAGCATCTGCGGAATGATTTGACACTTCACTGGTGCCAAGTTTATCAATAGAACCTTGATAGTTCTCAAGCATCTTATCCAGAGTGGTAAAAGCTTGATCTACACTAGCTGCTGCTTGAGCAGGTGTATTATTCTTTGTGATTACAATCTTTTGAAAAATCTCCTTTAACTGCTGTTGGTTAAATGGGAGCTTGCCACTTCTCGCTTTAGCGAGTAATGCAGCATATCGTTCTTTGGGAGTAGGTCCTTGTATCATTATGCCATGTATTCGCCCGAATCGAGCATTAAACTTCTATCCATACGATTGATTGCGTCCTCCATTGTTGCTTTCCACACATCATTATGTAATCCGTAATTAGTTGCAGATGTAATAAATTTACCAACCACAGGCACTGATTCTCCCCAAGCCATAGAACCTGCAATGTCATTAATGGACTCCTGATTTTTTTGTAATCTTTGGTCAGCATAAGCATTTTGATTGTCAGATTGTGATTGTTGTAATGCCATGTCAGTAGGTGATGTATTTTTACCTAAACTACCACCAACTTTATTTAGCAAGTCATTGGCGGTTTTACGCTCTCCTAAGATTTTTTTATCCTCAGAACTCAAGCCGTAACCCGTGGCATTTACCACGTTACTCACATCACCATCGAATGATGTTATTGCTTCTGGTGGACCCATTAAAGTGCTTGTGTTAGTGCCTGCTCCTAATGCATCTTCATAATCTACGCCACCTGCTCCAGCTGCTCCACCTCCACCTGCTGCCATGCCAGCACCAACCATTCCAATAATTTGTCCAGTTGCTTTACCTCCTTCAACGCTCATATTCCAACTAAGATTTTGACTTTCATCAATTAGTTGTTTTCCTACTTGATCATACGCCCGACCATAATCATCATCACGGTCTTTCATAATTTTATCACGGCCTACGTTGGTTAGAGTACGTGTTAATGCACCCATACCAAGCCAACTTAAAAGTTGATTTTGAACTTGACCCCAAGTATTAAATGAACCATCTTCGTTCATGCCTACCATATCAGCCCAAACTTTATCAGCTCCTTCTAACGGTTTGAAATCGCGACCTACTTGTAGTGCCTGACGATTACCACTTAGATCTTCTTTAGATGAAAACTTACCTCCGTATGCCATTTGTTTTAGTTTTTATTGCTTAGTCTAAATAAAGTTCGAGCTGTGAACACATACGCCAATTTATTACGCTTGCCATTTATCTCAACCATAACGCGAAGGTAGTGCCCCGTCACTCTACTTAGTTGCCACTTCCTTCTAATTGGTATACGGTTTATCCTCCTGATATACGCAACACTAGAATCAGTTGCAATAATAATCAATACTGCATTATTTTCATTCGTGTAACGCACGCTCTTAACATCGCCCAAATCGCTTGAGTCAAGGCGTAAAGCATCAAAAATTTTATCAATTGCAGCACCTGTATTAGCAACAAACTCTAGATAGGATTCAAACTCTTTCCCGTATAGTTTTGGCACTTCTGGACTTCTCATGTCATCTACATACATGCCATTCGTTACACTGGTTTCTATTGCAGCATAACGCTTCTTTCTGAAATTGATGTTGAAGATATCTCCTGCAGATATAAATGATTCGAATGCTTTGAACTCTTCATTATACACCATCCGATTACGCATCTGTATTCCTAGCCCTACATCCTCAAAAGAACTGCTAGACTGTATCAATCGAACTTGGAAAGGACTATCCTTCTCGGCTCTGAACAAATGGAACACAGCAGCATCAGAATCCGTAGCAATAGATTGGCTAGGTGGTGTATGCGGATAGATTGCATTGTGATAAACGTACCCTTCCTTTTCTGTTACTGTTGTAGCTAATGGAGTTACAATATCAGGAGTTGTCAAGTCAGGACTTCCTTCGCGGTAATTCGCAAATTCTACTACCCATCCTTTATTAGAAGCTGTGCCTGTCTTGCCCGGTAACACCAAATAAAATTCAGTCACCGTGTTGCTTAATGGTGTAATCGTATCGCTACCATAGATGCCTTGATACAAATCGACATACAAATAAGCTGGCACCGCACCATAGCCCAACGTATGTATTACAAGTATATCCTGATTGCTTATGTGCACATAGCCATTAGTAATGTCCTGTGCAACATCGCTACCCTTATCCAATGGCTTTACTCGCGCTCTCTGGTGATTGTTTCCACTAATGGCAACCGTAGTGTACACAGGCCCAAACCAATTGTACCTATTGCTATCGAATGGAGCTGTGCTTCGGCTGTGTACCTGATACTTCATAATTGAAGGAAAGGACATCGTTACACGCTTAGTACGTTGGTCATAGCCACCTACAATGGCCACCCCTTTTTCACCATAGATGCTTCGGCCACCCACATATCTCCATAGCAATTCACGTAGGTATTGATTCATGCCAGCCTTGTCAGACAAGTTTACAGCATCTTCTCCTTGAGAGAAAAATATGGAGTAAGCAAAACAGTCAACCCAATACACGCCATCTGGTGTAATAACAACCGACTCAGGGTGCTGACACCCTATTTGGTCTGTAGAGTATTTGATGCCATCAATAACACTTGCATCACCCGTGGTAAGTTGCCCCTCTGTTGATGGAATAATCGTGCGCTCATAGATTCTCAATTGACCATAGGCCAATTCTTGAAATGAAATGATTTTATCCGCATGATTAGCACTGGCCATGATTGCGCCAAATGAACCATCTAGGTCACGGTAATTTGCGATAAGAACTTCTCTGAATACATCGGCAATCTCACCATAGATTTTCTTGTTGCTGTATGCCCACCGTTGCGGCCAATGCTTAATACTTCTAAATCCTCTAGGTATCGTAGTATATCCTTTGAACTTGTCACGATAGCCCATCACTTCATTGATAAAGAACTCTTCAATCAAGTGCTTAGAAGCATCTTCTGCATCACCATTCAATCCGCTATAGTGGAATAGACCTTTATCTGTCCAAGGTGAGGAACCTGCACCAGCAAAATCGTTGTACATTTTCCATGAACGTAAACCTGCGTGTGGTGACATAGGATTGCCCGGTGATGGAGCATTACGCAATGCAAGATTGATTCTAGCTTCATGTGGAAACGCTAAAATAAATCCAAATGAATCTACTGAATAACCAGTAGAATCTTGGTCAGAAATCTTGTCATGCGCATATCCCGGATACATAAACGTTCCTGCATGTAAGTCCAACCAACATTCCCCACCCCAAACTTCTGCATTATCAATACGGTCAGGAGTAGTAGCACCCATAAATGTGTCAAATTCATCATTACCTACAGGTTGAAAATGACCAGTTCCAATAAAAATATTGTATTGCAAATTATTTTGAAAGTTGCCACCATATGGTGCACCAAGTTCTCGTTTCCAGTTTACCATCCACCGAGCAGTAGCACCTCTCTTAGCATCGTGAGCGTAAGCATTGGCACTTGGCACTGCAGAACCACCTAAAGTTTCGTATGCCCACGTAGGCATTGGAAAAGCCATGACGTGTCGGCATGGAGAAGTGGTGCCATTCCAGTCCTTCATTGCAATAGTATTGCGCAGTAGTATAGTATTATCGTGACCTACCGCTTGACGTTTTGATTGATCATAATAATCAGCTAAAAGATTTGCGTAATCACGGAATCCTCCATAATAATCATCATGGCGATCTCGGTCTGCAGGTGTAGGTGCGTCATAATCTGATGGATGATAATACCATTTCATATTGTGAAAAAACCGCGCAGGATAGGATGGGTCGATTCCATACTCTTTCTCATTCATTCCAATTTTACGAAGCCAGTCAGGAGTGAATGTAGTTCCATATGTTGGAAATAAAGCTTCGGCCTGACCTAAAGTACCCCATGATACACCATAAGAAGAAGCATATAAAGCCGCTGGCATTATGTTCGTAGCATCAAATGGTATTCCTTGGTCCTCAGAATGAAAGTTCCACGAGTATGGTTGTGATGCAGGTGCAGGTGGAATATTGAAATGATGTATTCGCGTATTCACAAGCAAATGCCATGAATGTTTATCTAAAGCAAAGTTGTTTGATAGATATGGCCCTACTGGTGCAAGAAGTCCTGTTGGAAATAAAGTACTTGCATCTTCCTGACCGCAGTTATACTCTTCCCAACAAACTTGAACCAACTCAAATTTCTGCCCTTGATTGTAAGATGGCATCGGAGAACCGAACATCATTTCTGGAATATACATTGAAAAGAAGTCTGACGTTCCATTCAAATACACACCGTTACCTTCTTGTCTATCCCATAAACGTATAGGTGTATATCCACTTGCTCTGAACTCACCATGATTGTCACTAGGAGCAACACCAAAAGAACCAATACCATAATCACGGAATGCCAAATTAGGTCTTGGCCATGGGCCTAGGCGTTCCTCATCGCCTTGGTCGTCTGTGATGGACGTAGGTGAAATTAGCCCCTGTGCTATCGTGGAATACTCTATAGGGCAACGCACAATAGCATACCCACTAATTTTGTCGCGAATATCTGATATGTCTATGCCAGAGAATTTAATTCCTTGTATACGCGCATAGGATTGTGGCATATTGGTGTAATGCTGCATAGTGTCTGTCAATGGGTCGTCACCATCTACCACAGCACGCTCAAGCGTAGGGTCGCTAATGCTATGCACATCAGCTCCACCTGTAGTAAGCCATGAACGTTTATGCAAAGACAATGCAGTTAAATCCAAAATATTATCAGGATCACCTATACCCGTTAGAGTGCGAGAATCATCCCTACGAATGCGAAAAGCTTTAGCAGATAAATCAGGGTCAATTACAGCTACTGGCGTTCCTGATGGGTCACTCGTACCATCACCACCCAAATACATTTTAGGCCAGTAGTAATCACAGAAGTGCTCTACGTTTGTAGGGTTACCTACTAAGTCATAAAACACTATTCCAAAACGACCAACTTCATCCCTTGGATATCCAACATAAGTGTTATCAATCTGCTGCCCTCTATAACCACAGTAATCATCGTCAATTGGAAATGTGAACTCTTGCACATCGTTTAGTGCAAATTTGGTATCTCTAGTTTCTAATGGTAAATTGAATAAATTGATTGGATCAATGTTTCCAAATTTATCTGTTTTGCCTTTTCTATCTATTGGCATGTCACGGAAAATGTGAATGACTTTTAATCCTTCTAAAACTTTTTCTATTTCATTATTGGTCAATAATAAACTTCCAGCTTTATAGTTGCCATGCCATAAATGCTCGTCTTTTATTTCCAATGTTTGAGCTGCTGTCATATTTAAACGAAGTGCAATAATTTCAGCCACATTCAATATCTCTCCACTCATTGATGTATGGTCAACCTCAATGTAACCTTGGCCATTAATTTCTATAAAAGCAAATGAAGCAGCTACCGTAGGAATGTTAGTATCATCAGGAATATACACATAGGCTACTTCTAATGTTTGGTAAGCTATATCTACACCATATATTCCTAAACGATTTCCATGCACTGTAACTTCATTGCTTCCTTCCATTTCATACAGATGCATATCAGTTCCATTTTGTATGTCTACAGAAACAAATACAGGATTAGTATGGTGACTCCATGGTGTGCGATACCCATCTTCTAAAATTTCCCGATATAAATAAATGTATCGACCAGAAGCTATTTGACCTTTTACTCGCTTGAGAAAATGGATATACCCCATCTTAAATGGAGCCATTAAATTGGTCAATGTAGGTGTTACATTACCTAAAACCGTAAAAACAGAAAAGCGACCTGTGACAGTCGCTCCGTTGTATGTTGGGCCTGTTACCGTTCCCGTCTTGCTAAAAGTCAGTGACCTTGGTGGATTGCTATCGATTTCTACACCATCAACCCATTTGATACGATACAGTTCATCGTTCTCATAAATTGGACGCATCCGAATGTTATTCGAGATTTTCTGATTGAATTTGTCTGTAGAAGCAACGTCTGACAATAGCACCTGACCATAGACTTCACCATCCACATTTTCTTGGAATAGCCATATAATCATTGGGTCATATAAACCTGATGTTTGACGTACCGTTATTACAATAAAGCAATCGGCAAAGGAACACCCACCTATCGGAGTATGCACTGCACTATTGCCCGTATCTACTGCAGCAGAGGTTATTGGATCATCTTGCTCACAATCAAAAACAAGCATGCGCGTGTTGCCATTATATGGCCGCCATATCACATTTCCTGTATGGTCAAAGTAAAGTTGACCATTTACGCTGTCAAAGATGGTTTTCTCCATCTGTGTACGCTCATTTGTTCCTCGGTCTAAGCCGCCAGAAAATTCGTTGCTATGTTCTATCATCAGAAATTATTTAATTCGCCTAGTGGAAGCATATTATTCCAGATACCATTAAGTATGCGTAGGTCAAGTGGATTTGGCATTTCGTCCTCAGAGCGTGCCTGTAGGCATAACTCTAGCCAGCGTAGCTTCATATCATCATGCAGGTACTTAGGCGCTCTTGCGCGTAGATATTCAGTTTGCGTGTGCATATAGATAAGGAACGCTGCTAACGCTTCTATATGCAATTCATTTACCAATGGATATCCTTCATCATCTAAGCATACTCCTTTGTAAGCAATTGATATTTGACCAGATTTATATCCAGCCATATAAATCTTTCCATTGTGCACAGAGAACTTCATTGGGCTATTAATGAAGAACCCATACAATGCATCTAGGTATTGACTTGCTGATGCAGAAGAAGTCATTGCAAATCCACTATTGTTATTTACAAGTTTTTTTTCAAACAATTGGAAGTCTGTAGTAGACTGTTCCATTTTCATGCCTGTTTTACCTATGGCAAGAATATAAAGCACATCCTTTGGTAAGCAACCTACACCATTTTCATCAATGTCAATCAAACATTCCTTTCGAGTAAATGTTACAGAAGAACCGATTTTCTTTTCTCCATCCCATACCCACTCTATGAAAGTTGACATAATAGGGCCTAGTTGTTCTATCTCTAGTCCTCGTCTAGCCATGTCAATGGCTTGGTAAATCGAAGCTTTATTCTGAATCATCGCCTTTAAGTTTTATGAATTGATGCCCTTGATTCATCATCCAGAGCCATTTGATGTATCGATACTTAGCTACTCTAACCTGATAGCGGAGGTACTTTTTTTTTGGTCTAGTCTTAATGACAGATAAATTTTCTATGCGTTTCATCAGAACCTTCTGCTCTGTAGGCGCAGGTATAACCGCTAAGATTAGTTGAATACCTATACCATACACGCTGACCATCTTGCTCTGTTCCAAAACGTCTAAAACGTTTTTCCAGTAGCAGTCCATCACGCGCTCACAAGTACTAGCAGAATAACCACACTCGTCTGCAACTAATTGCGCAAACGCTTTATGATTTACTTCTACCCATTCTGGCCCCAGTGGCCGGACTGTATTGTTGGTTTCGCTTTGCATTTTGACCTAGAGATTCAAGAACTTGTTTAACTGCAAGATACTGCCTATCCTCATTATTGTTATTCAAAATATCTTCAATTGATTGATTGGTTAATGCCAATTCCTTTTTGAATATCATATCGTAAACAAGTGCCCTGACCTGTCCAGTCATAGGGTAATCATCCTTGTCCATGTCAAAGCATCGTTCGGTACATGTGCCAGGGGAACCTATCATCGTTGATACGAGTGTAGGGTCGTCAGCTATTTCCCGAACTTTAATGTATTGCAAGTCCTCATTTGCACTGCCTATATACAGCGACATCATTCCTTCTGTAGTTGACCTATCTAAGTAGGCTCTGTCTTTTACTCCCGTCCATTTCGCATGGCGTGAAACAATCATAGCCGAAGGATTTACTAATTCAATGTGATGTAATCCGTCTACTGTAGTTACCGATACCGCAGCGCGGCCAGCTAAGTCTATTGCTTTCGGTATGTCAACTTTAAAGATACTACAGCCCCACATAATATCCTCACACGGGCACTCAGCCATATCTACGGAGGTAAGCTCTAGGCATCCTGTCTTTTGCCAGAGCATCTGTGGAGTCCTATCGGTGGTTTTGAACAATTGCTCAATAGCCAATGCACGATAGTATTGAATCCAATGTTTTACTTGAGATTCACGCAAGGCATCAGTGGTAGAAGTCTTACCATGTACCGCGATATTCTTAATGTTGTAGATGTCCTGAAGTAGTGTTGCCATGATGGTTCAAATCTAAACAAAAAGAAAGGGAGATACTTGCGTACCTCCCTTTCCATTCTTAAATCAAATCCTGTTACTAAACCGCAATGATTTGAGCAGGTCCGCTTTCGTCAGTTGTCTGAGTAGTCACAATGGTCAATGCAGCAACGATGTCAGCAGCCAACGTAGCAGTAGTTGAAAAGTCAACCCATAGGTTGATTAACTGCTTGCGTGACGTTCCATCATCACCAGTCAATGTGCGTTTCACTTTCACCAAGTTGTGTACTGCAGTGATAGTTGCTGTTGGAAGAGCTGCTTGCACTTGAGCAATAGTTCCCAATGGAGCTACACCAGCAGCAGTAACTACTGTTGCAATAGTACGGGCAGGGTCGTCCGTATAAGTGCTGATCTTGAATGGCTTTCCACGGTCAAGGCTACCAGCTCCTGCACCACTTAGAATTGCTGTTGCAGTTCCAGAACCTGTGATGGCAGTAAATTTAGCAGCAACCGCAGCGCGTATTGCATTACAAGCAGCCGTAGCATTCGCAAATCCAGCAGCAGGTACATCGATTGTGCAGTATTGAGCTGCAAAACCATTTGTACCATCTTTGATACCGTGTAGACCAATCTTGATGGTGCTACCTGCTGTCCATGCACCTGCTGACGGTGTAAGGGTTACTACGCGAGTAGTACCAGCAGTATTCGTAAACGCCTCAACCGAATCAATGCTTTTCATTGGAAAGCTGATGGTAGAGGAAACAGCAAACACACCAGCAGCAGGCGCAGGTACAGCAGCAGCATCTACAAGCAAGTTTACTTCTTCGTAAGGATATTTTACAATAGCCATGATAATAGGGTATTAGGGTTTCTCATTGCTGAGAAGTGAATGTTCCGCTAGGCGGTCTGAGCTTACATTTTCTAAGGCAAAGCTTACTGCCTTATTCACAATTTCCTGATGCAAATATGCGGGTAATTCGCAATTGATTGCAGGTGACGAGGAAATATTCATTAACCGTGGTGAACGAAGTACTCTTACTGTGGCCAAACCCACCACAGGGAATGGCGCTATGCCATTATCTCCATCCACATACAACCTCATTCTACGAGCTTGCGTTCCATTGTGTTCAACATGAAGCTTGGGCTCTCTAGCACTCGGTGTATTGAATGGATCATTGGTAATATGCACTTCATCATTACTCATGTGCGGTCTTACCGCCCTACGGTGAGTTCTGCCACAGTTATCAGTAATTTGTGCATTCAAGGATAAGATGAACATTATTGTACTTCCAGTAGAAGCGTTGGGTATAACCAAGCCATCTAAGTTAGCAATCGCCACGTTCAAGGTTTGTACAAAGGTCACAGGCAGTACCTCGACTAGCATAGCCAAGGACTGCCTGATCTCTTCGTTACTCTCAAACTCTTTATAGTACTCTCTGGCAAATGCCTGACATGCACGATTCAGTATCTCGTCTTTTTCGGGTGGAGTAAAACGAGAGTTATTCCTCTCGTCCATTCCTAACTCGAACTGCTCATGCATCTGGGCAATAGTCATTCCTATTTAAGTTTGCCGTCAACCTCCTTGCGGAGAGCTGGCGTAAGGTCTGTGTTTTTGCTTAACCACTCAATAGCCAATGGTTCCGTTGAACCTAATGATGTCGTTCCATACATGTAGATACCTTCTCTTCGAGTAAATACACCTACAGACAAACCTTCAATTAAAAGGACTCTTAGAGCGAAGTTTGGATCCTCCTTCAAGTCTAAGATTCTTTGTGGGTCTTTCATGGCAATCTCCAACAAGCGTGCCTTGATTTCAATTGGGTCTAAGCCATTCACATGCACTCCAAGTACTCGTGCAAAACTACCTACACCTGCACCCATCTTCTTAATGAATGTGCCAGCGGCTTCCATCAAGTCATAGGTTACTACCACCTTCTTGGCTTCCGCAGTACGCGATTTAATTACAAGGGCCTTTCCGAATATCGGATGATTCCTAAACCCTTCGACAATCTTAGCATCAAACGGCTTTGACAAATCGAATTGCTGAGTTCGGTCTAACGTGTACGAAGTGGATTCTCCTTTCGAATTAGTTAGAACGTAATCATCACCCTTTATGTTAGTATGGTCACGTAAAGTAATCTTGCCCGGCTTATCCTTAAAGCTGATGGTTACTAGGTCTTTTGCTTGCACTGCAGTACTCATGGTGCTATGGTTTTAGAATGGTTAATAATTAAAATCTAGGCGTGTACTAACATACCGCAACTCCATGGATTGCGCAATACCAATGCAGTGTGTGACAAATATTCAATTTTGAATTTGTCATCACCGCTTGCGGCATACATGCTGCTTGGGTTCATTGGGTCAATCATACCATTTACGTATTTGATAACACGTCCACGATTGATTCCACCTGCAGACTTTACAGCCATTTCCAAGTTGAAGTTACTTACTCCTTGTTTGCCCACATTCAAGAACAACAAACGGTAACTTTCTTTTGGATAAACACCAAAAGCATTAGTTACCATATCGTTTCCGTGAATGTTCACATCATCAAAACATGGGTTGTGAGCGATAGTCAACTTGGTATTAAAGCCCACGAATGAACGATAATTAGCACCAAGGGTAACATCACCACCACCTGACATTGCAAAGCGAGCACCAAACGCTGGAGCATAAGCTTTCATAGCAGTTTCGAATGCCAAAATACCTGCAGTTCCTCCAAGTACCAAATACTCTTGACCCTGTCCTGTATTCAAAGACAAAGCAGCAAGGAATGAAGTAATTTGCGATTCAGTCAAAGAAGCACCTGAGTAGGTGTCAACGTTGTTCAAACCAATCTGCTTCAACAGACCATCACCGTGAATCAACGGCTTACCACTCACAGGCTCGTATTGGAAAGCAACACCAGCATTGTTCATAGTAGCGTGCATGTAGATACGTGCAAGCTCACGCTCGTACTCAATCTCTTCCATCCATTCAGCCCATTGACGGTGATACCACAACGCTTGGCCATTGTACTCAATCCAAAGTTTGTCGGTCAAGGCATCGCCTGTAATCTCCATTTCTTGGCGGTAAATACCCATGTAATTGGTGTATTTATCAGGGAACGTTTGGTTGCCGTAACCACGAGCAGAACCTTCTTCGTTCATGTTTCCAATAATACCAACAGTCATACCACCCGGTGCAGACAAGTCTACAGTAGCAGGGGTTGAACTATTGTCCTGTAAACGGAAAGTAACCTGTAGGCCAGAGATACTTTCTACCCATGCGTTTACTTCGCCCGGAAAGCGAACAACCGCTTTAGGGTAAAGATGCAATTCGCCTGGAGCAAAGTCAACCACAAAAGCTGTGTTACCAGCACCTGCAGTAGCCGAACCTGTATAGGCAGGGTCAATAATACTTGGACGTGATCTACGTCCTTTTAGAAACCAACTTACGTTGTTTGACCCGTACTCAACTTCCTTTGCATACTTTTTGGTGTTCTCAATAAAGTAGTTCAAAGAATACTGAGGAAACAAGTCAGTAACTACTGGACTGATTTCGGGGTACTTGAGCAAATTGGTAATCAGCGAATTGGCTTCTGTAGCCGAAGTGCTAGAATTTCCTGTATTTACAATCATAACAAATGGGATTTAAGAACAGAGTAGACTTTACTTATTAGCTTGTGCCTCTTGCCGTCCTTGATTAAATGCTACTGGATCAAAGCCAGCTCCACTACCGTTAGGTACAGGGGGTTGCCCTGATTTTGGAATAGTTGGATTCTGTATTTTGCTTAAAATCGCAGCCTTACCCAACTCAGCGCCCTTGCTTATTGCAACGCTCTGAATGGTCTTTAGGTTCTTAAATACAAACGCCATCTGTGCATACACAGTCGGGTTTTCTCTAAGGTCTTTTTCAAATTTGCCAGAAACTAAGTACTCCACATGAGCAGCTTTGCTTGCTTGGGCTTCTTCTGGTGTAGAGCCAAAACTCACACCAGCAATCGTGCTCACGTCCTTTAGTTGCTCATTGAGCAGAGTGGTGAGCTGCCCCGCTTCTTCCTGACTCATTGAGCCATTCAAACCACGGGAACGTTTATCTATCGCCTGTGCATTTTCTGCTTTCAGACGGTCAATTTCTACTTGTTTTTTTGCATCTAATGAAGTGACATACTTGTTGTAGATGCTGTCAATTCCACCAGTACTCTCTAGGATTTCTACTCGTGTAGCTGCATCCTCTTCATCTAAACCCAAAGCAATTAAGTGCTGTTTTACAGCATCTTCTTTTGATAGCGCCTTAGTTTTTTCAATGTCCTTGATAACCTCGCTGTCGTACACTCCACTCTCTACTAATTGAGCACGTAGGGTTGATTCATTGCGCTCTATGGCATCAAAGTATTCTAAGAGCCTATCCTCGGTCAATGGGTTTTCTTCTGTAACCCCTAGTCGTTCAGTCAGACGAGTTGCAGCACGTTGAGAAAGCGTAAGATTAAAAGCCGCTTCTGCTTCTGCTGCAGCAACACTAGCTGCCGATACTGGCGCTGGTGCTTCTACTTGGGATTGTTGTGTTGCAATTGGAGAAGCAACTTCGTTTGGCTTACCTCCAAGTACTTCTGTATTTCTTCCAGTCAAGAACGCAGCCGCATCAAACCCTTGGGGTTGTTCTGTGGGTACTGCATTAGCTTGTGCTTCAACTACCATGTCATTAGTTTTAGGTGCGCTCAAATATAGAGAGAAACCTTATTCACTTGCAATAGGTTGTTGTGCATTTACATTTTCTGGTTGTTGTTGTTGTTGTGGTTGCATAGCAGCCATTTCCTCACCTGATTTCACCTTTGCTTCCTCAACTATTTTATCAAGAGAGTTTGTGCTTTCTGCAGCAACTTGTGCAAGCTTGGTCATGTTTTGACTATCGGCCAATCCATACTGTGCAGATATTTCCAGACGTTTAGTTTCTACATAAGCACCAGCTTCAATACGTGCGGCAACAATGCGTGACTGTATCTCTTCGCGCTTTAACTGTCTATCACCTTCCTCAGACTGCATCTTAGCATTTTGATTGGCTGCTGATTCTTTTTTCATAATAGCCATGGATTTTTTAAATACGCGCTCCATTTCTTTAGAGTTCGATTTATTACCCATCAATAAAATTTGTTCAAATCCTATTTGACCAGAAGCAAGAGCTGCACGCCCCAATTCCATTATGTTCTGTTTTTTAGCTTTTTCTTTTTGAGAGTTTTTGACATACAGACCATAGTGGTGGCCCAACCAGTCTTTCATCAACTTTACAATCTCTCGTCCTCTATCTCCAAAGACAGTTACAAGCCTTTCATTGTCATCATCCCAAGCAATCTTTACCAAGTTCAACAATTCATTCATAACGTCTTGGACCACTTTGTAATGGTCGTCATACATCGACTGTGTGATATATGTGGATTGCTGAATTTTACTATTGTTATTCTTTACCGTTTCATCATGGCGACCTTCACCAGTACGATTAGGGTTGATGCCCGTAATGCTTTGCATAGTATCTTCCAACATCGCTTTCAATTGAAACAACTGCTGGATAGAACTAGATAGTGTAAAGTCTATCTGTTGGAACTGATTAAATCCACGAGAAAGCTGACTGCCCTCTTCTTTAGTGTTGATGAAAATGATACCCCCTTCTTTGGCATGGTAAAAAATATCTTCCAGGGGAATGTTCTTTGGCTTCTGTGCAATATCATAAACCACCGCACGACCACCTGCTCTATTGAGCATGGATTCTATGTGGAACATTACGATACACATCATGTTCGATAGTTCCTTAGTAGCGTCAATGATACTGATGCCATTCTTTACACAACCAAAGTAGCTTAGATGGGTTTGAGCATAATCTTCATTGTGGCGTACTTGATCATTGCGCAAACGTTTATCGTACTGCTTTCCAGCTATCATTACACCTTGATACACCATATTGATAGGCTTGCGCTTCACATCTTTGGATTCAGTATCACCCGAAACAATCTTTAGGAATGGCATATTAGGAGCGTACTTATTCGCGCTCTGGCGCATTGCAATTTCTTCTATGGCCATGAACTCCCATCGTACCACGCGCAATAAAATTTGCTGATTCTCTGTATCGTAACGCCCCCATTTGGCCCAAGGAATAGAACCATCAAAAGATTTGATTTCACCACCAGACATCCACCCCTCAAACTTTCGAATATCCTCTGGTTTTAATATGTGACGGTATTCGTCAATAACGTGCGACAATGGTATTTCCTGTTCATCACGTACCCATGGAGCGTATTGTAACCACTTCAAGCTTTCGTGAGAACCATAAGTTATCCTTGATGGGCTTACTACTTCGGCAAATGGGTCACCATTTTTTACATATACCCTATAGGTAGGTGAATAACTGATTGCCATCTCACGCATACCATCCTCAAAAATTAAGTCTAAGTCATACTTCTGTTGCAAGTGGCGCATCACATACATCATACCGACTTCCGTATTATCATGGAAACTCATTTCATCCAATGCAGCAATGTTGTCAGGCAACTCATCCGCCACACCTTCTTGTTGAAACAAGTCTTGTTTGCTTACTCCACCTAGTATTTTACGTAACCCTGCAGTAAGCACATTAGTTCCAGCTTCAATCCGCTTTTCAAGCTTTGAGGAAATAATGTCGCTGTCTACGCATTCAACAGAAAAGTCTAAAGTATCTCCACTTGATTCTCCAACTAAAGCTTCTACCAATTTGTAAAGGAATGGATAACCAACAAAACGAGCTGGTGTTCTTAGGCCATACATTTCAGTCATGTATCTGAAATCTTCGGTATTTGTATTACCGTAGTAATGCTGCCAATTAGAATGTAGTCTATGTAAACGCCTCGTATAATTAGACCCAGTGGCGTTACTAATGGCATTACCCCAATTGGTTAGCCATTCTTCTTTTTTTGCTTTGTCACGTGGTACAAGTGTGGATGGGAACATTAGTATCCGTATTTAAAACGTTCTGAAAATGAATTGCCTGTACTGCTTAACCGCTCTCTACTGGTTGCTCCAAAATTAGATACAATTCTACCATTCACTTCACTGAATGATGGTAAACGTAATTTCTCAGTTTCATCGACCTGTTCGCTTACCATAATTCTACTCATATCATAGTCATGTATTAGAGCAATTATGTAGGCCATTGCAATGTCAGTATTTTTTGTTCCATAGACAGCCAATTGCTTAAGCAATGGAATCATTCTGTGGTTTCCAATGTTGCGTTTTAAATCATCATCAGCCAATCCTTCGCCCAATGCTTTCTGATACCCTTTCATGTTTATCCCATACCGATTCTGCGCTTCGCTATTAGGGCTTTCAGCAGCTACTGGCCTTGGCTTTAACATACGCGCAATCTTCCTATCAATAAAAAACTTAAAGAACATATCATCACCAGTTTCAGCCAACACTTGAGTGTTATAGTACACACACATTTTCCATGTGTACATATAGCTTTCCTCTTTAAGATATGGCCTGTCAAAGTATAGCATCGCTGGCATGTCACCTAGCGTGTTGCCATCTATGTACCTTCTGCGTACAACGCAAGCGGCCTTAGAGTTGTCAGGGTCTGCATTGCGATTACCACCATTCACCGAATCATCAATAAAGTAAGGGTCATAACCTGCGCTGTGCGCATTCAGTAGGTGTGGCAAATTATCGGCACACTTGAGCAATTTCCCATCAAGTTTTGGCACCCATATTGGCATAGCACCCTCAAGTTCTTTGCCGTCTTTGTCCTTCGGCCACTCAAGCTCTCCATACTCAACCCCTTCCATTGCACGTTCACTTGTAGATAGGTACGCAATTTGATTGTTGATTATCTCTAAGTCAAATGTTGTAGAGCCATAGGTCAACCATAGGTCAGACCATTCTTGAGGATATTCTTGGCGATATGTCCAGTATGCAGTATTGTTGCCATTACCATCCTTTTTTTTCAATCGTTTCAGATTGGCTTCATGCAAGGCTTTTGCTCCTTCTCTATCGCTGACACCCGTCTTGGTATCGTACATCGGAAAGTAACAGGTAGTAGCATCTAGGAATAGCGGCCGTAAGTGATACTTGTCCTCTGCGTTCTCACACATTTCTTGAAAGTCCATAGAGTCATGGCGAATTTTGTTTGACGTACCGCCAATGATTGGCAGACCAAACATCCAGTCACCTTCCTTGAAACATTCCTGGGTGGCAAGAAATGATGAAAGCAGATTTTCAATCTCACCTGCTTCTTCCCATACGCAAAGTGATAACTGCAGACCACGAAGTTTATCAGGGTTTGCAAAGTTGACCCAATGAATAATGTTGTGTAGTCCGTACTCGCGCTTTTCTCCAGTTACAGTTTCATCCCATCCTGTGCGCAAAAACTCCATGTTGTTTTCTAGACCCAAACTTATACGTAATTCGTCAGGCAATCGAGAAAGTGACAAATCAAACTTGTTACGAAACTCTTTAACGTACCCTTTGTTTGGCTCTCCTTGAGAACCTACAGCCATCTGTCCTGATACTGATGTGATAAATTCATGTAGCACCACATGGTCAATCATCCATGAATAACCCCTTCTACGTCCTTTAGGTAGGATAGCACCCCACCCATCTATTTTGCACTGGTGCAAATGCTGGAATACATGATGGTCACCATCTCTATAGATGGGTTTCATTGGTATTGGTTTGGCTACACGTTTACCGTTGACTCCTTCTGGAAAACCACGTATGGTACCATAATTTAAATAGAAATAGTAGTTACCGGGAATCCAAGTTCCTAATGGTGGTGTGTACCCGTTCTCTATACGATTGATTTCTTCATCCCAAAATAATTCATACGCTCCTTCTCCATCCCGTCTGTGCGGCATACCATAACGTACAACAGGAGCATAGTCTATTCCGTAAATCATTCAGAGTCATTTGACCGTTGTTCTTTGTACACACGCTCTTCATAAATTGATAAAGAACGTTTGATACCCGATAACCCACCAATTTTAGCGTTTTTCTGGCGTATCTGTTCTTCTACCTTTTCCATATCCATTGTGTACTTTACAAGTTGCTGTGATAGAGCCATGATGTCAGATGCTTTTGACCCATCACTAATACCTAGTATGTCAATTTTTTTCTGCATCAATGTACGCATGCGTTTCATTACATCGTACTGTTCCATTAATGGATGTTCCTGCAGCTCTTTGTAAACTTTAGTAGCTTTTCGAATAAGCTCTTTTTCAGTTTTAGATAATGCTTCTTTTAACACATCATTTGATACCTTGAGTGCTCTGTCGTCTGGGTCGCTTATGCGTATGTATGGAGAGTAATAGTCACAAATGCAAAAGGTGTATTGCATCAGCTTGATACCATTTGGCAATGCAAGCATTTCACGAAACTCTGGAACTAAGTAAAGTCGATCATCAATAATTCCAAAATCGCCTTGAGCATTGATACTAAAAATTGGTCCTATCATCCTACAAGGTTTTTGAACTCTAGTGTTACATGGTTCAAGTCGATTGGTTTTTTGCCAGTAGTTTTTAACCCTGCCCTATATACTACTTGTTCTATGAATTTTTGCTTTGGAATATCAAGCTGTAGCGAACCTTTCCACCACCTACTTACAAAATCCTTTATTCGTATTGATTTAATTTCAGTGCTCTGATACAAGCGATACCTGACAACAATATCAGAAACCAGTATGAGAAAAAAACTACTACTTCTTTCCTCTGTTTCTAGCTCTGTTTGCAGATTGATTTTCAAGCACCATTTTTCCTGATTTGGTATGTGACGCATCTTTACCGTCCCCAACCTTATATGTCGATTTGCGATTCTCTTTATTGAGTTCGGCTCTATATTTTTTTCGCTCTGTAGTAGCGTGGAATTTCTTATCATAGGCTTCCTTTTTCTTACGAGCATCTTCGTTCTCGTGGTAAAACTTTGCACTGTCAGACTTGCCCTTAGTGGTGCCAGCTAGTCTATTTCGTTTAGATTTTTGCTCAGCCATTGTTCTGGAATTTAGACCACCAGTACCCACAGGTGAAGGATGATGATACAGCCACAAAGATATAGCATGGAATAAACCAAAGGGTAAACGATACTTCTAAGCCTATGTAGAGTATGGCCATAACGTACAACGTATGGATTGATGGCATACAGCTCACACAAGTAATGATTGGTCGGCCAATGAATTGATGCTTCCTCATGAAGTAAGCGCGGACAAACCAAAACAATTTTTTATCTACTGGATTGCTTACAAATTCAATTGGCGTTCCTCGAAATTGACCAGCTTCTGTATAGTTACTAATCATCCTCAATCCCAAGCACCACATTGGCACAACTACCATAGCACACAGTAACGCAAATAGTGAAGTATAGATTATCATTTAATAGCGTATGGAGTCTTGAATCTTTCTTTGCCCGGTACTCCACCCCAACGTGCAATATACACTTGAGCATCATTCAATGACAATGGAGCAATGTGATCTGGTACTGTAATTCCTGACCACCTAGCAATATCATAGATTATACCATTGGCAGTGTAGTTCAAATCAAAAATGTAGTTCACTATTTCCTCTTCGCTGATTGTTCGCTTATATGCCAACTGAATAAGTCTGCGAAGCTGATACAAAGAAACTCCAAACGATCCGTCAATTAAGATGGTTATAGCCACGTTTTTTTTAATGAACGTTTGCTGTCCACTTGGGCCAATCCATTTTAAAAATTGATAACGGTTTTGATATGCATGTGTTAAAACCGTAGTAAGACCAGTCCACTCAGAACTACAAGGAACAACCGCATTTCCAGTTTCATGAATGTCGTTATATGCTTGCTTAAATGTGTCATAGGATTCTGATAACAAAAATACCTGTACGTCTTCTTGAGCTACAGGTATATGTTTTGTATTGGTTGAAGATAAAACTATTGCTGTACGCATTAGCTGTAAATGTATTTTGAAAAGAAGCCCAAGGTAATGAAGTCAATTACAAATCGTGGAACAGTGAATCTTTGTAAGGTGCTTATGTATTGTGCGTAAGATTCGTCTTTATCTTTTTTATGCACTGCATGTGGAATATTTGGATTTAACTCTGACGACTCAAAACTTTGATTAAACTCTTTGAGTGAACAAATGAGGTTATCCATTGATTCATCACACTTTGCGTACAGGCTTTTAATTTGTGATTTCATAATGCTATGGTTTATATTTCAACTCGCGTACAATTCCCACAATTTCGTTTACAGTTACTGATAGATTTTCAAACGCGCTTTTAGTCTGCGTAGATATAACAATCATTTTTTCAGTGCGTTCTTCTGCGCGGTCAACTTCTGCTTTTTGCATATCACGTACTTGTTTGTAAAGATAGATGCAAGTGGCCGAAAGCATTAAAACGGCTAGTGCTAATAGACTCTGCACAGTCAGTTGACTAATACGTTCTGCTGTAGTTACAGAATCAATTTGTAGGAGTCCCATACCTTTTTTATGAGTGACAAACATAGAAATAAAAATCCCTTGCAGCAATCAAGCCACAAGGGATTTTATCTTTTAGCAACGTGCCAATTACTCTACGTCAATTTCTTCAATCTCTTCCACTTGGTCTGCAGAAGTGAAGCCTATTTCCATTTGAATAAAAGGTTTCCGCTTACCTCCTAGATACAGACTAATCTCATAGCGTAAGTCCTCAATCAGATTCTCCAATTGACCTACCTCTGAATAAGTAGAATCTTCCTCATTAAGCTTAATTAAGCTGCCATTCAATGCCAGATGCTGCTTGTTTTTAAGCCTACGGCCACCAAAGAGCATCACCGATGCATCTTCATCAGGTTTGCCTTTCAATGCTACTTGTTTGCAATAGATGGTGCCAAAGATTTCATCATCTGACTCTAAGCACTCTTGCTTCACAATACGATTGCTCAATCCCTTGGTCTTGTCAGTAACCTGATCTGTTACATACGCAAGGTGGGCACCAAGCAAAACAAACACCTTGGTTAAATCCTCATGTACCGGTATAGGACTATCTAATGCAAATTTGGTGGTCATGGTTTCCTGACGCTCTGCATCGTACACATCAATTGCGTACTCCAAATCAAGACCGCCTTTCTTATTCAACACAACTTTGCGCAATAAGGATGTGTCAATCACAAGCGCACCACTTTGCTCACTAGAGCTATCGTGCGGTATTCCAGATAGAATTACATCAAACATTAGTTTTTGACTTCTGGGTTAAACACTAGCATACGCTCACGGTGCAATCGACCAGCAGTTATAGTCAAACGATTAGCAAGGCTAATAGCAAAGGCCACGTCTTGAGTAAACACCTTCGGGCTATTGTGGTACACTTCCATAAGCGATACGGTGGCTTTACCTGACCGCATTTCGTAAGCCATCAAGTCACCACGTACCGCGCTGATGAAAGTAGCTAATGGCTTCTTGGTTTCTTCATCTACGGGCCATAGTGCCACAAACTTGTCGGAGATGTACGCCCCAATATGCGCATGCGCTTCCGCTTGAGTCTTGGCTGTCATATCACCAGTAACGCACTCTACGTACAACAGAATTTGCCATACTCCATAAGCGTGCTCAAGCAAGGATTCCTCGCCATACTTACTAGCTATCACATAAAGCTGGCCGTACTCTTTGGCCACTTCAATCAGGTTAGCCCTGTACTTCTCCATAGCAAGCTTCGCTGCTTCATGAGATTGTTTTGTTTCAACCTCTGATGGACTTAGCACAGGCTGGCCGTCCTCAAACATTTCTTTTTCGGATTCTTTTTTCAGTTTATCCGCACCCTTAACTACTTCCATTTAGTTGTGAATTGGTTAGGCTGCAAACATACCCCACCACTCTCAAACAGAATTACACCCGAACTGACTTTTTAGTGGACAAGTGTTAAAGACTGGAAAATACTTTTACATTTGTGCCATAGCAGCAAACGACCTCCTGCACACCAAAGACCTTTAGCTACGGGTTTACAAGATCCAAGCGAAAAGAAATCCCCCGAAAGAAGAGTGGTCGCTTCTTAGGGGGATTCTCATTTCTACCAGTACCATGACACAATAGGGGTGGCTCTAAAACTCTGACCCCTGGACTGAAACGATAGACGTCCAAACCACCTCGGAGTAGTTACCAGTTACAGTTCTCACGCTCTCTCACAAATCCAAGCTCTGACTTAGCATCCGTCAACTTGGTCACGTCATGCTACCGAAAGGATAGTTTATCGAGAGGACAGTCAAGCACCAACAGGGATGTCAAGAGATACATGTAGCGTGCCAATAGCTTTCGAACCAAGCTTCTGGCAACTCTGTCTAACATGACAGGGAAGGGATGCTTATACACATACACGATACAGAAACACTAATCAATAGAAATCATGACAGACAAGAAAAAAGCAATCAATTCTAATGACGCAGAATGCGTTTGTGGGCATACATTGAAAGAACATAGCACTACAAGTGGCTGGTGCACTAGTTGGTTCGTTAATTCAAAGCACTTAGCAGGGTGTCAATGTCGTTGTACACATTTTCAACCAGATGTAACAAACAATAAAAAAGTAATCGACCTCAAAGATGTTCCTGATGGTATGACCCTCAAGCAGCATATTGAGAATTTAGAACAAGGTCAAGGCATTATCCATCAGATTGAGGATAAGAAAGCACCATACGGTTCGGTGGAAGGTGAACTGACCGTAGAGAAACTGATGTCATTCCTCCAAGACATTACGGCCAAACCCGATGCACCCAAACCAATGATTCTAATTACGGGATGTATAGACCAAGGCATCGTATATCAATCCGAACAATTTAACCTGTGCAATAACTCAGACTGCAAAAACTGCAGGGGATTGGAAGATGCACTCAAAGAACAATGCAAATGATTCTTATATACATACACGATATAGCATTGGGCGGCTCAATGAACCCAGAATAGAGGAATCATGAGAGAAGAACATTTAATACCAATAGAAGTAGAATTAGCTTTAATAAAAAGCTTATCTTTTGAAGTGTTAGAGCAAGGTTTTAATGCAAGCAATACTATAGTAGTTACTGTTTCTAGTGATTACTCTAGCATTGTAGGTCAGATTATTAGGCATAACCTATCTTACAAAGGAGAGATTGCAGATGGGTTCTCAGTTGATGTGCCTTATCCTGACCAGACTTGGGACTCAGATTTTATTCGGGAGTTAGTGTATGCTTTTTTTACTCATGACCACGGATTCAATGACAAAACTTTATTGTTAGTTGAAGCAGGAGTTATTCGTGGAGGAAACTATAACTTCTTGACTGAATGGATTTTTGAGAATTATCCTGAGATTAAGGTGAAAACCTTGACTTTATTTGAAAACACAGGCAGTGCTTTTAAAAGTGACTTTGTCGGTAAGTACTATAATGACAAAACTCAAGACTTAACATTTAGTTGGGAGAAAGAAAATAATCATTGGAATAAATAATTCAATCCATAGAAACTATAAATAAATCTAAAATGAAAACCCTATTCCTTACCTACTACCTTAGCTGTTTACTTTGCCCTATCGTAGCATACGAACCACATGTATGCAAAGAAGTGATTGAACCTACACCAGTGCACGTACTCCTATTTACTGTTAAGCAGCAGAGGTTGTTCTATAAAGACATACACGAAGTGAAATGATGATTTCATTTAAACATTCAACGAGATTTGTGATTCTATTTAATGATGTAGTTATCAAGATTCCTATAGGTAGAAAAGGTTATTTACAAGGACTTAATGAAAAAAGAATTTGGGATAAATACAAGCATATAGCACCATTAGCAGAACTGAAATGGATGTTCATGGGTGTTGTATGTCAGAAGAGATATGCTGCCGTTGAATCAATACCAATCCTAGTAATCAGACGTATTAAATCAAAAGTTCTTGAATTTAATTTCGATAACTGCGATTTACGTAATCCCCAAAATTGGGGGGTAAAAGGCAAGAAATACATCTTACTTGATTATGGAATTAATGAAAAAATAGCAAGTTTATATTAAACGATTCAAACTAAAAAGCAATGGACAGGTTAACAGAAGAGAAGCTGATCTCATTCATGAAGTCCCTAATGGCCAAACCTATTACACCAAATCATACAGTCATGTTCACGTATTGTGTGGCCAAAGGTTTACTCCTGCAAAACCTAGACGACTGTAGCCTATGCGATAACCCAGATTGTAAAGCATGTAGGAACATAGAGAAAGCACTTAAAGACCAAATCAAATAAAGAGTTCTAAGCTCTTCTACTAGAGTAACACCATTACAGAATACATAAGGGTATTACCCGTGGATATAAGAGTATCTTCTGTGGAGGGACACATCCCACCAACCCCCGTACCATTCGTCATTTCCGTTTATCCCCCCCATCACCTTTTTTTGGATATATAGTCTGTGATTATTTCACACATACAATTCAAAATCTTTCTCGCACACATATATATATATAGATACTATTAGTAGTAGTTATTATTATGCTATCTGTATCATGGTTGATTACATTTGATTGCATCAATCGTAGGTATAGCGTGGGTTTCCGAAGGGTCACTATCACCAAGCCGATGTATTGTCGATGATGGTAATGTCTTGAATAGCGGTGATTATCCAATCTGATATTGGTTGTATCATTACTTATGTGGTAAATATCCGCGTGTGCGAAAGCTAAAGCTTTCCTTTCGTTAAAGCAAATTTAATTGCATGGTAGTAGGTAATGCGCTGTAGTGGCGTAACCCTATTGCTGTGCGATGAATCAAAAGGTTTCGATGCTTGACCTCTCGCAAGAGTTTATAGAGCATCCCAGTAAGAAATGGCAAACGCATCAGTTACCCATGAGTTAAGAGTAGTAGCATTAGATGGCAAAACGCTTGTTTACAAGTTCACGCCTCGTTATGGTCAGGTGAAGGTTACATCCTACAAGTTAGGAGTGGCCGACACGTTGGTATCAGCTTACTACGAGATACAAGCAGCACGCAGGCTATACACGTTGATACAGCGTAAGAATCGTGCTCCACAAACGTCCTTCCATTCTTTGCAACAAGCTGCCTTAGCTAGTATGTCAGAAGGAGAAGTTAATGCTTTTGATTTAATCGTTGTCAAAGCTACGCTTCCATTACCTGATGGCAAATCTATGGTCATGACAGACCTCGCTGATGTAGTAAGCAACAAAGGTCATTTCCATCGCTTAGAAAGCCGCATCATTCAGTACTACACTGATATGGCTAATAACAATTAACCGAGGACAGCCCACCGTAGTGGTGGGTTGTAAGGCCCTGCATTGGCAGACTGGTTCCAAGTCCAGTAATCAACACGTAGTGAGGCTTTCACTATCACCCACGCAACTCGTTCAAATCCTTACGAGCCAAGAATAGGTATTGATAAACCATGCGCTTTCATTTTGTTGCTCAAGGCCCTTGTAACGACAAGGACTTAAATGTTACCCACGTTTCACAGTGGTTTGAATTGCAAACCCCTGAGAAGTTTGGTCTGGCTCGCTCTGATGCCAGATACACAGCACACATTCATGTGCCACGGACTGACAACCGATGGTTCATGTTGCAAGAATTCTCTATTGAACAATTGCTTTGGGTCTGTGCCCAGAACAATCACTCATTGCAGTTCCTGTATTGCGCCATCTAATTACCGAGGACAAGGGAGAACATCCCTTGTAAGGCCTTGCTTCATACGAAGCAACACGGTTCCAAGTCCGTGATTTAGACCATAACCCGATAGTGCGTAGTCATAGCACACTCACTATCACTCTCAGCCGACGACTGCCTAAACACCGTCACCAGTAACAATGCAAGCAACGTATTTCTTTGTTCGCAATGTGATAGCTGCCGCTATCGCACCAACCTTCTCACTAACCTTAGTTTGGATAGCCACGCTTGGCTCATTCCAGCTAATACCAATGGTGCAGTCAACAGTCTGCTTAGGCATTGCCTGTTTCCTTGCGCTATTCGTTGCAGCTGTATCTGCTTTCTACATAGCAGATGGTCAACTTGAAAAGCCTGTGGCTAAGCCAGCTCCTATTGTGGCAGTGCCAAGGCCAATGCCAAGGGTAGTTGGTTATGTTCACATACCTAATCGTCCTGTTGAAGTGCGCTGCTATGCATGTGAGCGCAGAGGTTCATTCAGCCCATTGTACACGCACACCAACGGTCACACATACTGTGGTAACTGCATTGTACACGCTGAATACCAAGAACTTCTAAACAGTTACTAATTAAAAGCCGAAATCCACCTGCTGTGAAGCATTGTGGATCTAGTCAGGGTGTTTCCTGATTACTGATGATGGCAGACACCGTCAAAGCTTAATAAACCATCAAATGGCTAAGCGACCCAGAATTACCACTATTACCTGTGTTTCAGAACCTGTCATACTATATGGCAAAACCCTGACCACGCCACCTCGCAAACCACGCAAGCATGAAGCAATTATTGCTGATGCTGTGGCAGCAGGCCTAAGTGTTGACCGTGTAATCAACACCGAATTATTAACCAAAGAAGAAAAGTATGCGCGTCTTGACCGCATTCTCTTCAAAGGCTAACGCCTATCCCTATGCCACGGAAACAAAGCATAGGGAGCTATGACTGCTGTGACAGTAGCCACCAGTGAGCAATCCAATGTAGTGTCGGAACCTCACTATCATCAAACAGTGCCTAATACTCTTACCAATGCAACACGTACCATTTGCCAACCGTCCTGAGATTGTTAACTACACACGCAAACAACTCAAAGCCTCCACTTCTGCCTATCGTAGCGGCAAACGAGGCATAGCTTACGACATCATTGCAATTGAATTCAACAAATGCTACTTAGGTATCAACAACGAATTCGACATTGCTACTGCCCTTCGTATGCTTCGTCTAATGACCTGCCAAGCTAGACGCATTCAATGTCCAAGACTTGCGCAAGATATATTGAATTTTCAATATGCTATTATTCGTAACCCTCACTTCTGCGATGCATCTAATTGGATATTAAGCCCAATTAACTAAAACGTAGTAATTCCCCTTGCTCTGAGAGCGTTAGTCACAGCGATGTGACAAGGGGAGCAAAGCCAATATTGGCATAACCAAAAACTTAGATGCTGGCGTTCCTACTCAAATGTAGGTTTCAGAGCAACACCATAACGAATGAAAATTACCTTTTTAAACACCGCCTGTATCGCTGTCATGTACCGCGATACCTACCGTCACCTGACGGATATTACTCTTTACGAAGAGTCCACAGGGGAGGACTTTATGACCGCAACGGTAGTAATAGACCGCTTTGTAGATGTTGACCAAGCCATAATAAAGAACTACTCCGAAAACGAAGGGATATTGCAAGCCCTGATTAAAGCGGACATAATCACAAGTGTTCTGGAGGTTATACCAATCGGATATACGGCAGTACACAGATGCCAACTGTCCGAGGAATTTCTGCGTGAATACCACGCACTGCCTTATGCAACACGCTTACTACAAGCGTGTCGTAATGCACATTAAATCTTTCACTATCCCTTAACCAACCAAAGGCCGCAGCGTAATGGCCTTGCCCTAACGGGTTCACAACGCTGCATCTACAACCATGGAACAATCCCATTTCCATATCAGCCTTGACTCAGCCGTTCACAATGCAGATGTCCGTAAAGCTGAGCTTCTATCCAAGCTATTTGATGTTAACCGTGAATTAGAGCATCTTGCTCTAATGTATGATGGGCGCAAGCACCCTGACTTTCCAGATAGCATCTTCATTAAACTTCCAGATGCTGATGAAAAAAAGCTTCGGATGGTCAAATGGGATAGTCTTGACAAACGCTTTCAAGTTGGTATTCCTGTTTCTGAATGGGATAAACTTGAGCGCATTCCTTTGTTTGAAGAGCCGAATACATTACGTATCTGTTTAATTTGCGGCCAGCGCCTATCCAGTCACAAGCCTTGGATTGGCACTAATGATTCTGTCACCCGTTCTAAAACGGAGCACAGCAATCATATCGCTCACCATCCGCATCTTTCTGATTCTGACTACTACCAACTCTGCAAAAATGAGGTAGACCGCGTTACAGGAGAACCATACTTCGATGCTCTCTCCAAAACTCATCCTCTCAAACGTAGCAGATACTTCTAATCATGCACATAGACAGCTTACACACCACATTCGGCAGCAAGCCTAACCACATGAGGCGTATGCTTCTGAATTTCAAAGATGGTGCTCAGTTCGACTACGAGTTCTTTCGTGCTGAAATGTACCAGTACTTTGACACGCTCGAATACCCCACCATACTCATTCCTGTGCCCTCTCACAAGGTCGGCACCACCAACAGTATCACTACGTTGGTTATGGGTTACAAAGGCCGTCACACGCCCTTAAATTGCCTTGTTCGCTCTCGTAATGCAGCAAGCTTCTGTTTAGGTGGTAGAAGGACGCCCAGATCTATTATGCGCACAATTCGCTTTGCCAAACCAGAACGACTTGCACATAAACACATTCTGTTTGTAGATGATGCCACCACCAGTGGTATTACCCTGCACACTTTAATGTCACTCGCTTACGACTACGACCCTACTAGCATATCCAGTATCGCCTTAGTCAAATTCATTTAACCAATCACTATCATTCACCGCAACTGTATTACCCGTGTACAGCCAAGAAAACAGCAAAAGCGAATCGGGTTAAGTAATGAATAATTCACTCAATCTAAGAAAGCGTTGGTACGGGCGCAAATACCGTATGGCACTTGCTCAAGCCATCTGGAAACAACACTTCCCAACAGGCCAAGCACTTGCATGGTGCCGCCAAGTATGCGAGGATAGTCACGAACGTCCTCTATTCGTAAAGCCATGAAATTAGGTTTAGCTATGCACGTTGAACAACTTATTGATTTAGGCTTCGACAAATCCAAGCATGATGGCGCTTTCATTACCGTCCAATGCAGCCAATGTGTTGCAATGGTCGTTAACGGCACACCTCTCCACGAGAAAGGGTGTCCTAACACCAAAAGCGAATGCACCGACTGTGGATGCAGTATTCCCCACAATGATGTGTATTGCTTCGACTGCGTTAGTGACCCTAACATGGACTTTGACGTTCTGTAATTATTTTTAACCCAAATTCACCAAGCCATGCCCAATCCACGCGAAACAATGCTACTGGAAAAACGGTTAGCTTCTGTAAATGCTGAAATTCAGTATCTACTCAAGCAGCCAAAGCGAAAACGCAGCGACTTAGGTCACGTACTGATTGTACAGCACAACCTCAAGAAATGGCTGAAAGGCTAATCTATTTACGCAATTACACGGTATAGTGCGTTGACCCCAACCGTGAACCATTGGCAATTTTGCCACGACAGTACAAAATACCTATTACAATGGCCACAAAAGCCCTAGTACCTGCTGCATTGCGCATCATCGAACCAGCTGATGCTTTTAATCTTATTGCTAACGTCAAACCGCTTTCGCCCACTTACAATCGTAAAGAAGCCGAGCGCAACTTGCGTAGGCACAAAGAAAAACCTGCTAACTTTCATCTACGAGTGTTTAGCTTACTTGTTGACCAAGAAAGCGATGCTTGTCCACAACGTCCAGAGAGCTTAGTCATTAACACATTAGCCGCCCCAGGAATACATATCCTTTACGCAGCTAACTTCGACACAGGACGCATATTAGCGTTTCCTCGCTCCGAAGATAAAACTGTTGGCTTGCCTAAGCCCATAGCCGACTTCTACGTTGACCTATCCAACGTCAAAGGTGCTGATGTGCTACCTAGAGTAGAAGAAACGCTTAAAATCCTTCTTTAGGCCATTACACCCATGCATGGAGAATCTGTGCATGGGTTTTTTATTCACTATCACTTATATTCTCGCCATCATGGAAGAACGCGATTTCCAATTCAATCTACTACAGCTTTACGTTTACCCTTCAGACAAACGCTTTGGCTTATCATTCATTAGCTTTTCTTATGGAGATTCCAATAGAGCATTATTTGCTATTGAATGTGAACACGGTGTACTAAACATCAACTTGTTTTTTTACGGTGCAAGCTTCATTAACGACTAATTATCATGGCTACTTTCAAAATCCCTGTAACATGGGAAGTGTACGGTACTGTTCACATCGAAGCTTCTACACTCAAAGATGCTATTGCCATCTTTGACGAAACCGAGGACGATATATCACTGCCTACCGAGCCTAATTACGTTGACGCATCATTCCAACGTGAAAAAAACATTGCGCTTATTGCTTCAATGCAGTAATTCTAATACGACTACGCTTACCCTATCGGAGAATCCATAGGTTTTTAATTAACCCGGCAATTCTGCCAATAAAAACAATTCAAAATGAACAATTCGTCTGTTGCCCAAGTTGTTGCTGTTTCTAATTCAAAGTCTAACCAAGACTTCAAGGCTCGTGTAAAATACGAGTACGTGGTTATGCCATTATTAGTAACCTTTGAAATGAAGAACCACACATTCCAAGATGGCTCTACAGGTGTACTGCCTATGGTACGTATATTCTTCAAACAACGCGACTCTTCACGTGCTGATGCTAATTACGAAAACTACGTACTTACTGCTGGTAACGAAAATCGCTTACGTGCATTGTGCCACCTTGCAGGTGTAAAAGAATACCCTGCTGACTTGTTGCAGCACCCAGAAGCACGTGACTTCTTTGTAAACAAAATCGTTGCTATGCTTAATCAACCTTGGAACAAACAAGGCATCATTGGCAAACCAATGCTTCAAATGCTATTTCCTAAAGGTGCTGCTGCATTCAAGCGTAACCCAAAAGGTTACCCAGAAGTGGGTACACCTTGCACTTCTGTGCTATTGTCAAATCGTACCTACATGGTAACTCAAGACCAGTACGATGCACTAACAGAGTTCTACAAAAACGGAGAAGCGCAGATTGACATTCTGTTTTACGGTAAAACTGTGACTTTCAGACGCGCTGACAAGCAAATCATCAACAAGCATGACTTACCATGCAAGTTCGAGGTAACTGCTGTTAAACCATCTTTAGAGGTAGTTCACCCTTTCGAAAACTAATCTGTTTTTTACCACAGGTAAATACTGAGCGGAGAATCCCTTAGCTTTTACTTTATTTGCATCGGCAATTTTGCCACAACCACATAATCACTATCATGCGTACCTACAAACCACTTGCCAACAATACCGACCTACTCAAGTTAAAGGGTCAACTCAATGGTGCTGCACCCAAAATTGCAGAGCAACCAGACCCAGCTAAAGCAGGTCGAATCTTTGCCAAAATCAAAGAGATTGCTAGAGCACTACAGTTACCAATAAAGTCTAAACCAAACGGGCAGATTGCTCGCATTGATGTGGACTTTCCTAAAACGGGAAGAAAATCGGTTAAACCGATTATTCTACACAATAAACTTTACTTGGTAACTCAAACCAAAGTAGTCACGCCCAATGGCCGCGTAGTACGTCCAGAGATTCTGACTGACGGCAGTTCTGCTATTGGCTTCACTAACGTAAATGACGTTTAATGAAACCATTTCCGATACCATCACAGCCTGTTGCAACCATGTAGGAATCACATACGATACCCTACTGTCCAATCGCAGCTACTTAGGCAGTATCGTAAAGGAAGCCACTATCATCATCAATGCTAAGTGGTTCAAATACCCGTTACGCTCATTGCACGAGCCATTGAATTTAGGTCGCACCAAAGCGTTAGGTTACCTTTCAATGCATTCGAGTAATCAAAGCACACCATTGGCAATAACAGTTGCCAATTCAGTAATGAAAGAAATGAATGGCCCTACGGAACGTAACATGGCATTGCTTAAAGCAGTGATACTGGATAAACGCCTAAACCTTTCACCTTCACAGTTAATTACTTTACAAACCATAATTAAAGAAAACTTATGACGAGAGCAGAAATAGAAAATCAGGTTCTCGCATTACTGTGCCAAGAGCCATTAAGAATGGCTGCTTACAGCTCACAATTGACTTCGGACATGTTTACGCAAGGACGTGACTTTATAGCCGATGCTTTGCTTCGTATTCCACCGCAGTCCGTTGCGATAGAAACTTTGCAAGCTTCGCTACGTGGGATCGATACCAGCTTTTATTCTGGCCAAGCTTCGCTAGTTGCCTTGTTCAGTCCTGCAGTTGTGTTTCGTGATGCTGTAGTTCAGCTACTCCTACGTGACTTGTTTGAACTTAAAGCCAAGGACATCTGTATGCAAGTAGGGTATCAACTTACTTACGCAGCTAACAACGGTAGCAACATTTATGTTGATGCTGATGCAGCCCGTATGAATTTGGTACTACCTCAATTGGGTGACCGTGTCAGAGATACTGATAGCATTTTCGATGATATGCTATCACCTGACCGTCAATCAGTAGGTTTGAAATCACGCATAGCACCGCTTGATAATTTCATTGGTTTCTTTGAGCCAGGGGATATGGTTATCATAGCAGGTAACGCAGGTATGTGCAAGACTTCTGTAGCATTACACATAATGATTCAGAATGTATTGCATGACGAGCCTATGGGTTTCTATTCGTTAGAAATGCCAGACACTCAGTTAGTCCAGCGTTGGTGTTGTTCTTTGCTTTCGATACCTAACGATGCAATCAAGCAAGGCAGTCTTACTTTGCAGCAGAAAGCTGACATAGATGCTTTACGTTCCCGACTAGCCAATCACCGTTGGTTTGTCAATGCCAAAGCTCGCACCTTACTGGACATCTGTAATGGGATAAGGGCTAAGGCCGCTTTAGGGTACAAAGCGTTTGTAGTCGACTATTTACAGCTTGTAACTGTAGTGGGTGTAAAGTCTAGGGAACAGGAGATTGCTACCATAGCACGACAGCTTAAGGATGTGGCAATGGAAACGCATACGATTGTCTTTGCGCTTAGTCAGTTGAGCAGAGAGAATACCAAGCGTGCTAATACCAAGCCCAAGCTTAGTGACTTGCGTGAATCAGGTGAAATAGAGCAAGCTGCAGACTATGTATTGTTTCCATACAGGCCAGCTTACTTTGGTGCTGAATCATTAAGCAATTCAGACATCCAAGAGCTTGAGGTAATCATTGGCAAGGGTAGGAGTACTGGTGCAGGAAGTGTTGATTGCTTTTGGAATGGTAAGTACACTCAAATCTTGAGCTATGTATAGGTCAACCAAGCAAGGCGAAGAGCTTACAAATACTATTGCTGATATGGCGAAGCGGAAAATCCCTGAGCGTACAGTAAGAGTTATCTTGAAAGCTATGAGCACAGTAATGTTAAGACTATTGGAGCAAAATGTCCGCTTCAAAGTCAGTTCACTTGTATCGTTTGTTTTCAAACGCAAGAGTACCTTGCATGCAAGTATGAAAAAACTCAGAGAATTTAAAAAACAAAATGGATGGCAGAGGTCATAATTATTGAAGGCCCTTCGGGCACAGGCAAAACCACATCATTACGCAACATCAATCCGATAGAGCGTAAAGCTGTGATACTTACGCCCAACACCAAGCCACTACCTTTCCGTGGTGGTGATGCTAAGTGGGGCAAGACAAAGATTCTAATTGATGAAATCAATATGATTCCTGTCAAGCTTGACTCACTTACCGCTAAGGGAGTGAAGCTATTTGTGATTGAAGATTTCAGTCACTTCTTTATTGGCCGTATCTTATCCGATGGATTTATGGCGCAAAGCTCAGGCAATGCAGTGTTCGAGCGTTGGAAATTCTTTGCTCGTGATGTGATGCAGAGTATCTTCCTCAAGGCAGCGATGCTACCTACTGATGTGAAGATTGTAATCTTACATCACACGGACATCAATGAGTCAGGATATAGCAAGTTCAAAATCTTTGGCAAACTATTGGCTGACCACCTTGATCCAGTAAGCTACGTGCGTATCGTACTGCAAACTACTATCCTTGCAGACAAGGAGAATGTAGAGGATAGGTTTGTATTCCAAACACAACAGGATAATCTTCGCGAAGCCAAGACTCCAATGGGAATGTTTGAACATATGTATATCCCTAATGATTTGGAAGCAGTACTCCAAGCCATTGAAGCTTATGATGCAGCGGAATCCGTAGCACCAGTAGCACAGTAATTTGTAATTCAATCTTTCATTTTTAATATCAATCATCATGAGTATTTTATCAGGCATTAAGACAGCAGAAATTCCAACAAGCAGTGGTTTTCCTACCAGACCATTTAAGGATCTATGCACCATCAAAACAATTACCGATAAGGAAACCAGAGGAGGTACGAAGTACCTTGAGGTTATATTGATTAGTGCAGGTGGATTTGAGTGCGAGGGCACATACTGGTTGCCTAATGGTAAGGACGAAGCCAAAGACAAGTGGAAACTTGGCAAGATTAAAGAGCTGCTTACGCATGCTCAAGTTAATATGTCTTTGCCCGAAGATAAGCTGATTGAGAATGCAATTGGCAAAAAGATTAACTGTGCGTTCCAAAGCGAACAGTACATCAAATCTAAGGATGACCAACGTCCTAGTATCTCAACTAAGATTATCTTACGCTTCACCAATCCACCAACCAAACCGTTTGAAGACTATGTAAACGAGGACTACTTAACCAAGAAGCTTGACCAAGCTGAATGGAATAAGTTGATTTCCATGCAGAATGGATGGGATAAGTCACACCCAGGTGCTGCCAGTGCAAGTGCCATACCTAGTAGTCCAGCTCCGAGTGGAATACCTGCTGCTAATGCAGCATACCCCACACCACAGGCAGGTGGTGACCTAGAGGATGATGACTTGCCATTCTAAATAAAGTAAGCCCACCTGTATCGCATTGGTATAGGTGGGCTAACCTTTATCATGGAAAGTTATTTTCTATGCAGCAGCGTAGATGGTAATTCGATTACGATACCATTAGATAAATACGCAAAGGCTGTAATGGCCTCAAGTAAAAGAATTGAAATCAGAATACGTCCGTTACCTGAGCGCATATCCGAAGGATCAATGCGCTACTATCGTGGCATCTACATTCCGAACATCATCGTCCAGTATCGTCAGCTTAATGGTAAAACCTTAAGCATGGGTGAAGTTGATGTGATGTGTAAGAAAGATGCAAACAACGGCACCTTTAGGTACATTGAAATTGACGGCAAAGAAGCTGTGATATTTGAAGAACTCCATGTGAGTGCAATGACTAAGGAAGAGTTCAAAACATTCATTGCCAATTGTGACCTGTATTGGGGTGCTCTAGGTATAACACCGCCAGATGAAAATCATCGACAAGCTACTTGATATTCAATTAGAAGATGACCCTACAGTAATCGCTTTCTTTACTAACTATCCAGAGATACAAGCAAAACTATCCCTGCTATATAAAGAAGAAGCTGTCCACCATTGTGTCCTATTATATTTTGATAGAAGATACCACATAGTGGCAACGTATTATGATAATCACATGAATATCCATATCAACTCTGCACCAAATACAGAGGACACTGCTGTACGACAGTACGACTACACGATGGAAATTCTTGAACAGTATAAACTAAATCCTGAAACGATATGAACTATGTAGGCATTGACCCCGGCAAGGCAGGCGCCATTGCCATAATATGGGAGAGTGGGCTTATTGAAGTACGCACATACCCCAAGGTAGGATTAGACATCAACGTATCTGCACTTGCTGAAATCTTTAAGAGCATCACTATTAATTCCTTTTGTGTACTAGAAGGGGTGACTGCTATCAGAGGTCAGAAGGTAGCAAGCCAAACTCAATTTGAATTTGGTGAAACGCTTGGTCTACTACGCATGGGCTTAGTAATGTGTAGCATCCCATTTAAGCCAGTACCTCCGAAGGAGTGGCAGAAGTGGGCGTTCTCTGGTATCAAAGACATCAGAAATGCTGATGGTAGCAGAGATACTAAAGCAATGGCTCATGCTGCTGTACTGAATATGTTTCCTAATGTTAAACTCACCGACCCAACAGCTACAGCAAGAGCAACTAAACCACATACAGGTGTGGTTGATGCGCTATTGCTTGCTGCTTATGCTCGGACAACCATGAACACATAATGCCACAGATAAACAATCCACTCCGTAGAAATGAAAAAGGATTAGCGATGCTACCTTTTGCAATGAACTTACTGCACACCACACCAGAAGCTTATTACAGTAACACAGGCCATCTATCTTCTAGCTTATTGAAAGAAGGGTATCGCAACGTTGAACTACTATCTATGCACCTACAAGGGTACAAAGACAATCGCTCAACTGATTCGATGCAAGAGGGCATACAGTACCATATGGCAGTACTTGAGCCAGAACGATACAATGCATCACACCTTATCCTTGATGATTCAAGGGAGCTGTTTGCTATTGGTGGTGCTAAGCCACGCTCTACAAATAAGTACAAAGAGTTCCTTGAAAAAGTAGAGGAAGAAGCTAGAGCTAAGAAACAAACTATCGTAAGCATACAGCAACATACGATGTATCAGAACATGCTTGATAGGCTGGCTAATACACCTGACATAGCTCTACTACTTAACGATACTTATCGTGAGCTGGCCTTCGAGAAGCTACACCTTGGAGTTAAGATGAAAGGATTGATTGATGCAACTGATGGGTACAATTATCACGTTGATCTCAAAAAGATTCATCTTGACAAGCCCGGTGTTGGATTCAACTACGAGCAACTGGATAAGTACATTGACCTGATGGATTACGATATGCAACAATGGTGGTATCGTGAGGGCATTGGTACTCAAGATGCATATCTTTTATTCCAGATGGACGCCTACCCATACACTCCATGCTTGGTGAAACTAAGCCCAGAAGTATTGCAACGAGGTAAGCGTAAGTTCGAATGGATGCTATCTCACATAGCCAAGTATCTTGATGGCAACGGACAGCCATTGAATCACCCATTTTATATTAGCCTATTCATCTAATGAAAACAGAAACATTAACTACCGCTACAGACACAGCGTTGCAATTGCTTACACCACTTGAGCAAGAGGTTAAAGCATTGATTGGAGAAACGCATGAGCTTATTATTGATGGCTTCAACGACCAAGCTGGCCACGATGTGGTTCACAAAGGGTTGATGAAACATGTAGAGCTACGTGTGCGCATTGAGAAACAAGCCAAGGCATTGAGAGAACCTTTGTCCGCTGCTGTAAAAGCTATCATTGCTAAGGAGAAAGAACTCCTTGAACCACAAGCAACAGAAGAAGCTAGGCTCAAGACTATACGTGATGCATATCGCAATCATCAGGAACAATTAAAGATTGAAGCAGAGAACCTTGAACGGTTACGCATTCAATCTATGACTGCTAAACTGTTTGACCTTGGCCTTACCTTCGATGGTACGCGGTATTCAATACAACACGAAGATGAAATCTTCGAGATTACTGATACTGGTATACGCCTGTGCGATGAACAGGACTTTGCTAATCACTTGGTAACTATCGATGCTATCAAAGTACAGATAGAGGAAGCTGCTGCATTAGCACTCAAGCTTAAACAAGAAGCAGAAGAGAATGAGCGTAAGCGACTAGAGCAAATTGCTGCCAAGGAAGCGGAGATAGCAAGGAAAGAAGCAGAGCTGGCTAAACGTGATGCTGAAATCTTGGAGCGTAAGCAAGCTGATCGCAAACAAGTACTGGTTCCGTTTATAGCTCACATCACAGACTACAGGGAAACCTTGGCACTACCTGATGATGATTTCGAAGCGTGCGTAGAGAACCTACGTGCTGTAAAAGCACGAGTAGATGCTCAAGCATTAGCTGACCAAGCTGCACGTGCTGAACAGATGGCTATTGATGCACGTAATAAAGCACAGCAAGAAGCGCAAGCACAGATTGATGCTGCTAATGCTGCTGCACAGAAGGTGATTGATGATGCTGCTGTTAAGGAGCAAGCAGAGTTAGAAGCTAAACATCAAGCTGCACTTGAAGAGCAACGCAAACTACAGATACTGGCAGATGAAGCGTTAGCTAAACAACAAGCAGAAGCTGCTAGATTAGCTGCTACTGCACCCAAGCAATTGATAATTGATTGGATTAATAGCTTCACGATTACTGATATTAGTTGTTCTACATTCAATCAAGCTGAAACTAAAACAGCAGAAACAATCATCAGTCAGTTCTCCAAGTATAAAGAGTGGGCTATTACCTACACCAACAAATTATCTTAATCAATTTTGATTCTAATCAACATGGAAAATTTACAAAACATCGCAGTTAAATCTATCTCTATTCTTAATGGAGGTACACGTACTACACCTGATGCTAAAGCTCAATACGAATTAAGCAACAGCATTGCTGAATATGGATTACTCCAACCCATAACCGTAGCACCTGACCCTAAGAAGAAAGGAAAGTATATCGTAGTGATGGGTCGTAGAAGATTCACAGCTTGCAAAGAATTAGGATGGAAGGAGATTGATGCCTTTGTATCTGACCTCAATGAAAAGAGCTTACTACAAGTGGAGATCCAAGAAAACATTACTCGTCACAACTTAACGCTACTTGAAGAGGTAGCGATTGTTACGCGAATGAGTAATAAGAATATGTCCATACCACAAATTGCATCAACGCTATGCAAGCCTACCTCATGGGTGTACCTACGGATAAAACTTGGTAGACTTCCAGAAGTTATCCTTGATGCGTACAAAGAAGGTAAGCTGACCCGTACTAAGTTGCTGTTGCTATCAGAGCATACCAATGAGTCACTTGCGGAAGCGACTAAACTCATTAAGGCTGGCAGACACGTAAGTTTATATGCTTACACTTCTGATTTGAGCAAGGCTACCTTTAGCTTGCTTGATAGCTATGAGCACATCGCTTGTGTGGAATGTCCTTTGAACTGCGCAACTCACAGTTTATTTGATGAGCCTAAAAATACGTGCATGAATCGCACATGCTTTGATGCTAAGACTAGAGCTGAACAAATCAGGAAGTTTACGAATCAACTTGCTTGGGGTGGATATGTATTGCTGTCAGAGAATGAAGCGCGGTCTTACACTATCGAACACGAAAATGTTTTATGTCCTACATGGTCCCAAAAGAATGAGCTTACTCATGAGATTGAAGAATCATGGGAGTATGTGGATGGTGAACGCGTAGTTACAGAAACCAAAGAGCAATGTAAAGAAGGTCTATTGTCTATACATCCTGATGCCGTTACTGTATTAGGTGTGGACTGTGAGTATCTAATCACCCCTGAGAATATTGCTATCATTCGCAATGGTGGTGATGTAGAGCCTGTTGCTAATAATTCAGTAGCTGTGGTGAAGGAAAAAGAATCAGAGAATGTAAAAGCTATTCGCAAGATTATCGAAGGAAAGCAGACCCGTTTCAATTCCTACAAGGACAAGCATAAGATTCGCAAGTCTGAGTTCTTGAAAGAAGCATTCGCTAAAGCTGTGCAGGACTTTGAACTTGACCATCTAGCTTTAAACATCAATCACGTACTGCTAACATTCCTTCGCGCTAGTCTGGCCACGTTTGCTAGATATACCTATGATAGCCGTAATGCTACTGCTGCTGAACGTGCAGTCAATGGCTTCATTCCTTTCCTTTCCAAAGGATTTGATGGACTTGCTTATGATGAAGCAGTGTACGTGGAACTCATGGAAGCTATCGCACCTGGGGAATTGCAAACATGGATTGATGCAGACAACTTAGTCATTACTACTAAGCAAAACAAAATGAATGATGCTATTGCTGGCCTTGAGAGTGACATCATAGCAATGAAACTTGCTGAATTGAATGCTAAAGTTGGAGAGCTTACTGATTCATATGCTAGCACAGCACCTGATGATACCGATTGGGATTTCAAAAGTGATGCTGAGGATGATGAACCAGATGATTTCCTTAATGATGACGACTCTTATTCGAGTATTGAGGATTGATGTGACTACACGCAACGGGGCTTACCTTCCACAAGGTAGCCTCGTTGAAGTGTCACACAAAAACTTCCAGAGCCTGTTAATTAAATCAGGCCCAGTATCATTCACCCTACGTTACAGTACCGCACATAAGTACCTCCACAATTGGAATCAATTGACAGAAGATGATTTGTATCATCCTGATAGGTTACTTAGCGGCACATCAATCACACCTGCAGGAGAATCCGTAGAGATTGATGGCACTGATAAGTATGGCATACCATCCATCCACAAATTACTATTACGAGTATGACTGATGACAGCCGTATTGATATGGAGTTCATCAGAGAGCTTATGTCACATCAACACTTGGTTAAATTAACCAAGCAAGTACTTGACTACTACATCCTGATAGGAGAACTAGAAGCCGAGAATGCTATGCTCCGAGAGAAGTTAAAGGAGTTCCTTACAGCAACACGCAAAGAGAGAATCACTATGCGTTATGACAACTACGTTTATGAGCTAACAGAAGCAAACAAAAAATTGCAGAAAACTATTAGCAACTATCGTAAGAGTCCACCAGTACCAAAAAACATTACATACAAACATCAAGAGGATAATCTCTAAACCAATTAACAATTACAATCATGGCACACAATCTTTATCAAGACCCAATTACTAAGCAGTACAGTGTAATGACCGTTGATGCTGCATGGCATGGACTAGGTCAAGTCGTAACAGGCCCTAAGACAGCAGAAGAAACCATTACGTTATCTGGCATTGGCTACGATGTAGTTAAGCAGCCATTGTATTTATCTGATGGCCGTGAGCTTCCTGATAGGATGGCTACAGTCCGTACTGATACAGACCAATACCTTGGAGTAGTAGGAAAATCCTATACTGTATTACAAAACGTACAAGCATTTACTTTCTTTGATGCTATTGTAAATCGAGATGAAGCAATCTACACCAGCGCAGGAGTACTTGGCAATGGCGAAAAGATGTGGTTGCAATGTAAATTACCTGAGCACGTTATGGTAAATGGAGAGCAGTACAATGAATACCTATTGTTCTCCAATAGCCATGATGGCACATCATCTATTGATGTACGCTTCACACCAGTACGAGTAGTATGCGAGAATACAATGAACGCAGCACTCAATAAGAAATCCATAGGTGTGTATAAGGTGCGGCACTCAGCCAATGCCAATGCTCAGTTAGCCGAAGGTTCCAAGATTATGAACATTGCCAACAACTATTTCAAAGAGATAGAGATTATGTTCGATAAGCTTGCGCATACTAAGGTAAGCGAAGCTGACAAGCAAGAACACTTTAAGCAGGTTATCATGGGCAATGCTTACAAACCTGGAATAAAGTTGAGCACTAAGGCTGACAACATTCTATTCGAAATGGAGCAAGCTACTCGCCAGTGCCCACAAAACGAACAGTTTGAAGGAACAGCATTAGAGATATTCAATGGCATTACTTACTATGCTGACCATTGGAAAGAGTATCGCATGGGCAATAGTTTTGAAGGTAGCCTATTTGGTAGTGGCATTGTCACCCGTAACAGAAGTATGAATCTTTTAGCTGAATTAGTATAATCATGGCGAGAAAATTAAAGTTTGAGAGCTTTAAGTTGAAAGATTCGGTTAGCTATGAATACAAAGCATGGCAAATTATTTCAATCAATAAGCAAGAGAAGCTTATGTTTCTCCGTAACGATGTAGACCACGATACCCGATGGGTACGGTGGGAAAACATACAAGTGCTATTACCATTCTAATGAATGAAACTGAAAAACAGTTAGCCTATATTCGTTTCATAGAAAGTGAAACAGGTATACCGTATCAAGGCAAAAGCAAAGCTGATGCTTCTCAGTACATCACTAAAAATAAAGATAAAATTCACATAGATTCTGCTGAAAATATGTGGGCTATTATCAAAGGGTATTAATCTTTTATCAATCAATACCATGCAAACAAAAACAATCAGCAAGAACATCAAAACCAAGATGAACGAATGGCTAAAGTCTATCAAGGACGACTCACTACGCGAAGAAGTACGTGAGAACATCCTTGTTACTGGCGGCTGTATTGCATCCATGCTAACTAATGAACAGGTAAACGACTATGACGTTTACATCATGGACATGAACGTACTCAAACGGTTATGCCTATACTACTGCAACAAATACGATGTGCAAGTATTTGATGGCCGCGAACAAGAAGAGTTGACTAGGAAAAAATATGATGGGTTATCTCAAGCAGCATACGATGTAGCTGTACGCACCCTCAAACCTGACCAAATCAAACTTTATGTAGGATGGGGATTACCTATTGCACACAATGAAGATCAACTTAAGATACCGTACAGGGTAAACTTCTTATCACCAAACGCTATCAGCCTATCCGATGATGTACAGATAGTTTGCCGCTTCCATGGTAATGCTGAACAGATACACAAAACGTTCGACTTCATTCATGCTACCAATTACTGGACATTTAATGCTGGCTTAGTGCTGAACGTAGATGCTCTAACATCTATCCTTACCAAGCAGCTCAAGTATCAGGGTAGCCTATACCCATTGACATCCATCATACGCTTAAAGAAATTCCTTAAGCGTAACTGGAATGTGAATGCAGGGGAGCAGCTAAAGATTATGTTCCAGATATCCTTGCTTGACCTGACCAACCCTGATATACTGGAAGAGCAATTGATTGGAGTGGACGTAGCTTACTTTGGAAAACTCGTAGAGATTCTACGGAACAATCCCGGTAAGGACATGACTACCGAATACCTCAATGCAATCATTGACCAAGTATTCGGGGATTCAGACATAGATGACATCTAAATCTGAAACTCCAATTGAGCACAAGGAGATTAGCTCTACTACAATTGGAATCATTGAAACTAAGGTATATGAAGTAGCTTGGGGTAGACGTATAGCATACGTCACCCAAGTCTACAATACCCTAACCAATGAAGTGCTATCATGCAAGTTTAGTGCTGACGAAGACAGCAC